TACCCTGCCAGGGGTAGTCCTTCGGAAAGCCCTGGAGAACTCCGAGCTCCCACAGCTCGACCTTGATTCCATCGCCGTTGACCCGACCGTTTCCCCAGTCATGGTGACCCGGCTGGGCGATGCTCGCATCGCCCGCCACAGTTGTCGCTGGTCTGTTGAACACCCACTGTCCACCCGCTTTGCCGGTCACGCTCGGAGCGGGGCGGTCCATAGTCACCGTTTGCGTAGAGCCGTCGGGTCGTTGGTCTCGATGGGCGTCCTGGACGCCCATTTCTCGCGCTTCCCTCAAGCGGCGCCTGGCGCCGCTTCCACCCGCTAGGTCTGGTCCGCCCTGATTCCCTCCGCAGAAGGTGAGAGCCGGGCGGTCAGGAAACCCCCATCCGAGAGCCTCAGCCATGCTCACCCACGGTTTCAGGCCACCGAAGCCTCCAGGATCTTCGGCGTGAGTCGGCTCAGGAGGCCACGGCTGACGATCGCGGTGGCAGATGAGGAACGCTCGTCGGCGAGTCTGAGGAACCCCGTAATCGGCCGCACAGAGGACCCCGGTCCAGTAGCGGTAGCCGAGCTGCTCAAAATCCCGGCCGAACTGTCGCCACAGAGCCTTGATCTCCGCGACGGGTACCTGCTCGCAAGCGATCCACCTCGGACGAACGATCTCGACCCACCGAGGAACCTCGAACATGAGGGGGCCGGTCTCCCCATCTAGGCCAGCCTTCTTGCCAGCTACGGACCAGTCAGGGCAGGGGGGCGAAGCTATGAGGCCCTCAGCTCCTCTGAAGGCCTCTGGGGGATAGACGGTCACGTCAGCGCGGATCGTCGTCAGTCCAGCCGCAGAGCGTGTCTGACAGGCCCAAGGGTCCATCTCGAGACCGATCGGAGACAGCCCTACTGACTCAGCGCCCTTGTCCCACCCTCCCGGTCCAGCGAAGGGGTCCACGACCATCACGCGGGCAGCGCTTCGATCCCGAGAGTGACGCCGTTGGCGGCGTGCTTCTCACGCAGGTTGAGCCTCCAGGTCCAGCGCTCCCCATGCTCGCCTCCTGCGGCCTTGAAGGCCCTGGTTGCTGGCTCGCCGCAGATAGCGCAGATCAGGTCACCGTCCACGAATGAGCATCTCCCTTGGGGGGAAGGCTGGCCCGTCAGGGAAGTGGCACTTGCGACCGGTCACGCAGTCAAAGGCCATATTCCCTATCTCGTCGATATCGTCGCTCTCCTGGGCCTGGAGAGACGCGTACCAGCACGACCAGCACGGACCCGGCTCCTCGACACCCTTGGCGACTCTCCAGGCCTGCCACACCACCGCAGGGGCGACCGCTTCGTGGAAATCACGGTGGCTGCAGATGCAGCCCTCTTCGACCCAGTAGGGATTCTTGAACCCCGCCTCGGCCAGCGCCTTATTCAGACGATCGACAAAGACTTCGACATCAAGACCCATGAACTAACCATCCCGTCTCAAAGGCAAGTGTTGGGTGATCGTGCAGGAATCTGTGACACCCTCTGTCAAGGTAGGCCAGGTTGTCGAGGCTGTTGTCCCCGCCCTGTGACCTCCTAAGGCGATGATGGATGTCTGTGGCAGGTGACTCTCCACAACGTTCACAGAGGCTCCCACAGCGTTCTGAGAGCCTGCCTCGTAGAGCGTTCATCTCGGCCTCGAAGGCCTTGCGACGCTCTGACATCTTGGGGAGGCGCTTTGAGGACAACTCCATGGCTTTGCGCGGTAGGGGCTTCGCGCGCGTTAGCGGCGTAGAGCGCTTAAGCGGTGTCCTACGCATCACGCTCGAGACGCGGGGATTGCAGTTAGTTCATCCCTGAGTAGTAGTTCTCTATAGAAGGGCAGTTCGGGTATCTCCCAGGTCCACAAAACGGGCTGAAGGTTGGTGGCCGTCACCCAGGCGACGACTTCGGTCTCTCCTCTTTCGTGACGAACACCCTCCCCCTCTCCCTTGCGGCGACGCTTGCGGTATTTGATCGCAGTCCCGTCGCAGGAGAGGACGCCCATGCGATGAGCCCGTGCCATCCGTTGAGGAGAGTTGACGCGCCCCATGTGGACCCACTTGCCAGCGTTGCGAGCTCGGCGGGTAAGAGACGCCGCGCCTTCTGACACCTTCCACTCGCGCCAAGGCGCTCCTCGGTTCTCCATGCCGCCGAGGAACAGGCAGTCGATCTCCCCCCATGGCCAGTCCAACGCCTCGGCCGCGTCCTGTGCCACGACAGCTACAGGGAACCCAAGATCGCGAATAAGGGGAGCGTACTCAAGGCCCCTGCGCTGACTCTCGACGGTGTCGGGATAGGCATCAGGGGCAACGGCGAAGAGACAGCGCTGGCTTCCGATGCCCGCGAGCCAGTCGACTCCGGCCTCTGGCGTCGCGCTTGCGTGCATTCCCACCACGTCAGCGGCCCAGCACGAGTACCGATGCACCCGACGCCAGTAGCCATTACCGGGCTGAGCCATTAGACCGATGCCAGCAGATATAAGAGCCGGTTCGATCCGGTCGCTCGTAGAGCCCGTGAGATATATCACGGCTGGTCCTCGCCGTCCCATAAGTAGTGACGCGAGTTATCCAGCATCCAGGGCTCGGCCAGTTCGCGGCAGATGTACTTCTCCCGATAACCGTCCGACCACATGATGATCTCGCACTCCTTGGAGCACGTGTGCCAGCCGAATGGCGGGGGGACAGTGGGATCGGTGGATGGATCGTCCTTCACGCCGGAACCAGCTCAGGGTCTTGGTCTTTGGACGGAAGCACCCTCCGCAACCCATAAGCCAACGGCCCACCGACCAGCGTCACTATTAGCAACTTGGCAACAACCAGTCCGGCCAACTCACCGTGCCCGTAACCGATCCCCGCCCACTTGAGGAACACCAGCGAGTCAACGACCGCAGCAACGATCCCCGAAGCAATGACAGCAGGGACGAACCATCTGCGCTGAAGAGGCGTGTAGATCAGGAAGTCGAGCGATTCCGAGATGAGGAACGTCCCCCCTGATGCAATCGCTATCGCTGGGTCACTCACCCACCAGCTGACCAGAGCCGCCACGACGATCGCTACGACCCCCAGAATGCGACCACCGCCTCGCTGCACCAGATCACGCAACGGGAACGTCAGAGCCGCCATGTAGGTCCCTGCGGGACATACGAGACCGAACAACGTCGGAAGCGTGTAGGTGTGAAACGGAGTCGGTGTGGCGCCGGGCATCCCGTGAACGATCAGGTAGTTCGCTAGGACGATCGCTCCTACATAAAGGGCGAGCGCAGCCAAGGCAAAGGGGCGGAGTTTCATTGGGTTCCCTTTCAATCGATTCCCCTGGACTGGTGCCACGGGGTGAGCAGGTCCCCGATAGGGGGGAGCCCGGTGTTGACGTAGCACTTTTCGGCGTGCTCACACACCTTCTCCGCAGCATCAAGGCGGGCGAGGAGACCACGCAGATATCGGGCCGGGATTTGCAGCGCACTGTCGTCGGGGATTGGGTCGCGGATAAAGCTGAGGTCCCAGTCGCTGATGACGTCAGCCACGAGCGTTCTCACAGTGCTTCGTGTGCCCCTGTGCGGCCTCTCGTGCCCCTGCTTCGTCGAAGTGCTCACTCCTCGATCCGCAGTCGAGGCATACCCGTATAGCCCCTTTGCTCGTCTCCCAGAGCAGTTGACGCGCCCCGTTCCTGACCGCGTCCTGAGAGGCAAGCTCGCGAGTCTTGAAGAAACACCGAGCGCTATGGGGAGCCGGTCCGTCGAGGAACAAGTACCACCATCTACGGAAGCTCTCGCGCTTGAGTTGGACGATCACTCGAAGTCCACTTCAAGGTCGGCGATCGCCTCGGCTGCAACCGCGTCAGCGACAGCCTCCCAAGTCTCTCGAACGTCCTTGCTGCGGTGCTCGAAGGCCATCGCTCGGGGTGCCCTGCGGCTTATGTAGGTCTCGTAGGCCAACTTCCCGAGCTTGGGCATCAGAACGGCTCGTTTGTCAGGCGAGTCGTAGTCCCAGCGCTCATCTACGGTCTTGGTGATGAGGAGCAGGAGAGCCACCTGAGCAGGTCGTAGTCCCAGTCCAGTCAGAACGGCGAAGGTAGTCGCCGTCGGGTGAAACGGGCCGTAGTCAGGCTCACCTTTGGCGAGGAGGTCTTGTGCTCTAGTGAAGATGTCAACTCTCTGACGGAGAGGCCCTAGAGATTTACGAGCTGTCTCCTCCGCCATCCGCCTCCCCCGTTCGTCCTCTGTCTCGGCTTTCTTCGGTGGTGTCATGTCTTGGTTCCCTTTCTTCGTATGTCTCGTCACAGATCGTGTGGATGTGCTGCCCGTTCTCGCAGAGCCAGATGCCGCTCTCTCAAAACATCCCCACTTCTTGTTTGTGACGGTAGACCCCTTCCCAGGGCCATACCTGTCCGCGATGGAGCTCGTTGGGAAATGCTCGCTCATCGCGAGGGCCGCGCCAAGTGTGGAACTCCACCTCTGTCTCCGGGCGGTTCGGAAGAGGGCGGATCCCGAAGCCGAAGTCGGTCGAGCGTAGCCACAGAGAGGACCCAGTGGGTCGGAGAGATCGCGCCGTCGCTCCCGAGCCGTGACCTGAGTGTGCCTCGAGGATCACAGCACACTGAGCAACGTCACGGGCGTCGTCGATTGCTGTTGACACGGTCCTCGCTACGAGCTCGTCGTTGGGGTCCTTGGTATGGAGGCGGTACAAAGGGCCAAGAACGAGCAAATCCGGCTTGTGCGCCACAGCTCGCTCATAGAGCCATGCTCTGTCGTCCTCTGTCGTCAGATCTAACCCCTTCGGACGCATGAGGACGTGCATCATTCCTGGCTTGATCGGGTGGCCACTGCGCTCGGCCTGGTCTCGAATCGGCCTCATCTTGCGACGTACCAGATTGGGTGTGTTCTCGCAGTCGATAAAGAGCACCCGGCGTGGCTCAATCGGGGTGAACTTGAACGGGTGCAGGCCGGCCGCGACACAGATCGAGATCTGACGCAGGGTCATCGACTTACCCAGCCCCTCGTACCCCGTCAACATCACCCGCTCCCCACGCTCGATCAGCCCGGGGACAAGCCAGTTGAAGACATCTTCCCCCTCCAAGAATTCCGCCAAGTCAGGAGCCAGGTCCGCCAGTTGCTCATCCTCTGAGACCTGCAAGAGGTCCTCGAGCGTCTTCCCGGCTTGGACATGGTCGGTGACGTCCTTGCCCTCGGCGGCCTCAAACCGGGTGACGCTCGCCCCACTGGCCACCAGCTCCGCCTCCACCTTCCGGGCGTGCTTTCTTCCCACGTCGTCACGGTCGGTGATGATCGCCACGACTGCGCCAGCGAGGGTCTTGGTGTGTTCATCCCGCCAGCCGTCCACGCCCCCCGGGTTACATGTCGCCACCTCCCCCAGGCCTTCGAGAGTGTGAACGTCCTTCTCGCCTTCCACCACCCAGATGAGGCTCCCCTCTTCGATTCCCTTCAGGAGCCGGGGGAGGTGGTAGAGGGGACGGCGGATATCACCGAGCCGCCAGTTCCACCCTGACTTCGCGGTCTTGTCGGGTCGGCGTTGAGGAAAGTTCTTGCCCGAGCACCTGCACACCTCGAAGAGAAGCTCCCCGTGCTCGTCGGTGTAGCGATAGATATCCAGGGCCGGGCCGCGCGGAGTCCATTCATCGCTACCCTCCCGGGCAGGCAACACAGCGGAGCGCGGCAAGTCGAGTGCTCGCAGAATCGCATCCTCGGGGCATGAGGCGAAGCAGTTGAGGAGCACCCCCCCGAGGAGGCCCTCTTTGATCGAAAGGCTCGGGTTCGTGTCATCGTGGGCGGGGCATTGAGCCTGGTAGCCGTCGCCCGAGCGCTTGAACTTCTTCCCATGGCTCTGGAGAGCGTTGAGCACATCTCCGATCACGAGAAAAACTCTTTGGCGAGGACCTCAGCGCTCATCAGACCTGCTAGAGCCAACTGGTCTGCCCACCAGTCCGGGACCGAGGCCACTGCCACGTAGAGATCCCAACCTTGACCAACCATCTCTCGCACTTGGGTTGTCATGTCTTCGGCAATGATCGCTCGGATGCCTTCGATGGCCTTCAGGCGGTCGGTCACGGCTCGTAGCCGATCAGATTGCCGTAGCTGTCCTCCATCGGCACACGCCGGCCGTTCGTCTTGCAGCGCGGAGGTAGCGGGTCGTCATTCCAACAACCCTTGTTCAGCCAGGTCGCGGGGTACTTGGTGAACTCTTTCTCACGGTTGGGATCACCTCGGTAGCGCCGTACGCCAGCGAGAATCGTCTCGGGATTCGCGACCTTGACGGCCTTAGCCCAGGCCTTTTTCGCGGCTGCCTTCTCGAGCTTGAGGGGATACTCGCCGTAGAACTCATCGAAGGCATCTGAACTCGGATTTTCCGAAGGGGTAGATATATCTTCAGTCTTCTTTAAAGATCTTTCTTCTTTAGTGGTGGATTGACCGGATACGGATAATCCGTTTTCGGTCGAGGTCGGATTATCCGACTCGATGGGGATCTCATGGACCTGGGTCTCAACCCCGTCGAAACTCCCGTCGAGGCTCCTGGTCATGGTCCGGGTGATGTATCCAAACCGCTCCAGTTCGGCAAGCCCGGAATACACCGCGTCCCGACCGTCAGGGGCTTCCTTCACCAGCTGACAGACCATGACATTCCAGTTGTCCGGCTTAGTCAGCAGGTAGGCGAGGAGTCCTCGGGCTTTCCACGAGAGACGCGAGTCCTCCATTGACTGCTTCGCGATCATGACGAAGCGATCGCGTTCGGGGGTACGAACGATCAAGGCTGGACCTCCTAAAACGTCAGGGGTCCGTTCCCAAGACCCGCTTCCGGGACAACGCACGCAGACCGGGGGCCAAGGAAGCGGTTCTCGGCCGCTCCCGGTCTCTGGTCGTGCGTCTCACACCCTCATCCGTCGATGAGAATCACAGGAATGTAAGACTCACTTGCGAATAAGTCAATGGGTTTGCGCAATATCCACAGGAAATCCCCCGTTGTGGACAACGAAAAGAGCCCACCCCCGAAGGGATGGGCTCGATCCGATCCTGCCGGAAGATGCTGAGGTTACTCCTGCTCCATCTCCTCGATCAATGCCGCGTACCCGCAGATGTCCACGAGAGAGTCTCTCTGGTGTCCTGCGGTCCACCGAGACATCTTGAGGGCGATCATGCACATGGCTACCTGCGTGGGCGCTACGGGGCAACCAAGGACCTCTGACCACATTCTGGCGATGCGACCAAAGGACTCGGCGACTCCGCCGTAGTCATCTCTGCGCTGGCCGTGGATCAATCGCTCGGCCTCGGCGAGGATGTTCTCGGGCTTTGCTTGCTTGTCGGGCACGTTTGCTCCTCAGAGTCCATATTCGTGACGTAGCTGACGCCATCCTGTGAAGTTCCCTCGCTCGACGGGGGTCCTTGCTGGGACGGCGACGTGCTCCAGTGGTGACGCGTGAGCGGGCTTGGCAGTGATGAGTCGCCCGAACAAAGCCAGGTCTTCCTCGATATCACGCTTGCCGTCATGGGTGAGATAGCTGACACGGGCACAACGGGCAGCTGAGACGGCGCACACATGGTGAGGCACTTTGACCGCCTCCCGATCCTCGTGGTCGATATAGGGGAGGTGCCATTCTCCGGCGCTGACTGGGCGGGGTCGGCTCCTGAAGAGAGCGGCTTGCATCAGTTCGGCAACCGCCCTGATCTCTGGCTGGGCCAGAGGAGAGCACCTCTGAACGAAGAAGTTCTCCCACTCAGTGCTCGAGACGATGACTGTGTGCCACATGAAGGGCTCAAGAAGACGGTTGGTGACCGACTTGTGGACACCCATGAGTGAGAGCGTCGTGGCTGCACTGACAGCATGGTCCCGGGCCTGGAGCCAAAACTCCTCGGCCAGCTCCCGCTTCTCGACCTCCTCGCCTCCCTGCATCCCCTTCTGCTCAAGCGGGAAGGTAAGAGGTATGGCTGGGTCGTCCATCACCCGAGCGATTTGCTTCTTCACTGGGATGGCTCGAGAGGAGGCTGAGTTCCTCGAAAACACCCGGTGGGTGTTGAACTCGGCTAGCACGAACCGATGGATCTTCACCTCCATCGTGGTGAGCCGATCGCCCCTTTCACTGATCGAGTCACATATGACCTTTGCCTCGGGGATACTCACGCGTCCTCGTCCTTCTGCTCCGCCAGCAACACCTCGATGACCGCTGAGGCCTGCCGTTTAGTCAAGTCAGTTGACGACTCGATGCTGATCCCGATGATCTCTTCGCAGCGTGCGAGCCTCACGCTTCTCTCGGTGTCCCCGAATAACTTCTGGATCATCCCTATCTGCTTCTCGGTCGCAGCGTTGGGGTCTGCCGGTGCTTCAGTCTTGGCAGGAGCAACCCCTGATCTCGCTTCCTGGAGCCTCAAACGCATTTGCGGCACCGTTCCCCCTTGCTCTAGTCCAGCGGCTCCTAGGGCCTCTGAGAGGGCTCTAGCCGACATCGTGGCGACGTCATCGTCTTCGGCTAACGCACGCGAGCCGGGATCTTGGGAGTTTGTCTCTTGGGGCTTGGGGCGGTTCGGGGCTCGGCGCGTGGTCGTGCCCTTCGATCCCCCGTCGTTCTCGACTGTCGTGCCATCGGCGTCGTCTTTCGGGTCCGCGATGAGGAGCATGTCGAGGAGCAGGTACTTAAATGCTTGGGTTGCCGCCTTGTTGAAGCCCTTGTCACTGTTGTCGCGACCGATGCCGAGGGTCTGAGCCTCGACTAGGTCAGCGACTCCACCAGGCCCGTAGATCTTCCAGTGGATCTCGATCTTCTCGTCCGTCCACGTGGCTCCTGATTTGACCTGGAACTCTCGGGTCTCGACCGGCACGGTCTTCCACGGGATCGGCACGACGCAGTACTTGGCGAAGAGGCCCTGCGCTTCTGCGGTGATCTCCTCGATGCCTCGGTAGGGGTAGCTCACCCCCTGTCCATCAGTCGTCGGGTGTTTCTTCTTCGCGATCGCCGGCAAGTCCTCCATGATCCGAGCTAGTGCCTGGATCACGTCGGTGGGCATCGCCCTGTCAGTTGTTTCGTCAGTCATTGGTTCCCTTTCCTCACTAGTTCCCTTGCTTCTTTGATCGACTTGTTGTAAGCCATCGACTCCTTAACGAGCTGCTTCATTTCTGGGTTGCGGGTCCAGCGGTAGGCGTGTAGAAGCCCGCAGAAGACCTCGAAGACATCGTCTGTGATCGGGTAACGCTCGAGTCGGTAGGTCCCGTCGTCACGCACGTAGAGGTCCGCACCCCATTCGATCTTTGGGAGGGGTCGAAGGCCCATGAGGTTTCCCTCTTCGTCATAGACCCCGATGCCGTCGGCACGGGAGTAGGCACAGATCTGGAGCGAGTGCTCGATCGGATAGATCTTCCCCGCCTTGAGGTCGATGATCCCGATGCCGGTTGGCCAGTCCTCTCTGGTGATGGTGCCTATCCAGTCGGGTCGCCCCCCATAGCCGAGACTCGAGAGCACGACGCACTCCTGCTCGATCATCTGGGGGTTGTCATCGATGATCCACTTCTCGAGGGCATCGACGAATGGCATCTCCTCGTTAGGGACTTGGATCTCCTCGTCGCGCATCCACTTCTCAAGGTGCCCGTGGACTCTCGACCCCAGATCTCGGGTCGCATCCCAATCTTGGCGGTAGTTGATCCCTTCACGGGTTAGCTTCGCAGCCGCGCCGGCCATCCCGCCTGACTTACCGTCGTCGATGAGCCCGCTGATGGTTGTGACGTTCACGAGTTCCTGGCCGCCGAGCCGATACTTGTGGTTCTCGGCGGCTTGCAGGTCGGTCAGTTTGGAAGGCATGTCGTCAGGTAAGCCGGTGGTTGTGTCATCGGATGAATGGTACTACTCTGGGGCGATGCCCGCACCGAAGCGTGAGTACATGACCCTGAATCTCCGCCTTTACCCGGAGGTCCATGACAGGGCGACGAAGCTGGCCTTCCGAAAGCGGATGAGCCTTAACGCACTTATCAACCAAGCGCTTATGGAGTTCGTCACAGACGAGGAGGCTGACCATGAAGACGATTGACGGGGTGCCTCAGCACGTCCGGCGCAAGCCCTTCCCGAAGATCCCTCAGGAGCACCTGCTCTGGGACTTCTTAGCTCGATGCCGCAAGATCGGGCTCAGCGAGTACACCATCACCAACCGGACCACGACATGCAGGCCGTTCTTGCTGCGGTTCCCCGATCCCACAGTCGTCACTGAAGACGACGTGCGCGAGTTCATAACGAGAGGTTCGACCCCAGAGTCGCGACGACAGATCCGTAACCAGATCAATCAGTTCTACATCTGGCTGATCAAGGAAGGGCAGGCGACCTACAACCCCGCTGCTGAGATCAGGATGGCGAAGGTGCCGGGGCTTCCCCACCCATGCCCTACGTGGGCTCTCAGAGCCGCCCTAGAGACAGCTGCGCCCCGGACTAAGGCGTTGATCCTCCTGGGGGCTTACGGAGGCCTACGGATCGGTGAGATCGTCGGGTTATGCGTGGAGGACATCGACTTCGAGGCTCAGAACATGAAGATCCGCGGCAAGGGAGACAAGCTGAGGATCGTCCCGATCAACTCAGACCTTATGGCTGCCCTGAAAGAGGTGCTGCCCGAGTCAGGCAAGGTGTTCTTCGGAGCCGAGACTGTGCGCGACCTCATCACAGAGCAGTTCAAAAGCGTCGGGGCAAAGGTCACACCTCACGACTTAAGGCACTGGTGCGGGACGACGATCTACCGCACGACTCAGGACCTCATGCTCGTGGCGCGGATCTTGGGGCACTCGGACATTCAGACCGCGTTGATCTACACGAAGGCAGATACCTCGAAGGACCGCGAGAGGTTGGAAGGGTTGGCGACGGCGTGAGGCTAGCGGGAGTCCGCAAGGCGATCCTCATCTTCATCACGGCCTACACGGAGCAGCATGGCTTCCCTCCCTCAGTCAGGGAGATCGGCAAGGCTGTCGGGCTCACCTCAACAGCGTCAGTCCACTACCACCTGTCGAAGCTCCAAGTCGAGGGGTACCTGACGAAGAACACCGCTGGCCCGAGGACAGTCGTGGTAGCGAAAAATGTTCAAGAGAGCTAGACCCGAAGCTACCAAGGCGCCGCCCGTCCTCCCGCCGAAGCCACCCAAGCCCCCGAAGTTGTGGGTGCTCAGAGACACCGAGACGGTCTTCACTGCTCCTGACGGCCGGACCATCCCGATCACATTTCTGTGGGAGGTCTTCAAGCAACTGGAGGCCTCTCAGTGGGATCTCATGGAGAGGGGCTATGTCGTCCGGCGCTTCGCTGAGTATCTGGGTGTGAAGAAAGAACCACACAACGAAAGCCCGCCACCCCCTAATGGATGACTGACCCCCAGACGCGAAAAGAAGCCCTCCTCCCCGCAGGGAAGAGGGCTTCTTTAGTTCAGCGGATAGAGCACCGGTTTCGCACCGGGCCGAAGGTTATGTCAGAACGGAACCGGAGTCACGGTAAAGCCAGCGACACCGACTGAGGCTGCAGGGTCCCCACCTTCCCACCCGATGAACCAGTTCCCTGGTAGCCCATCTGTTGTGAGAAGCGCCTGATAGGCACCGACGTCATTGCGGATGATGGCCCCGACCCCGCCGTAGGTCCAAGTCTCTGAAGGTGCCCCTTCCCCTGCGACAAAGGTCAGAGAAACGACCCCGGGATCGGTGGGCATTCCTTCGGACTGCGGGGGGAACTGCGTGAAGGTTGCCTGGGTCATCACCGCGTTGCCCTCGTAGAGAGGGTTCGTGCAGGGGAAGCAGATGACCTGACAAGTAGCGGGGCCTATGGCTATAACCGCGGAAGTGACGACCGAGTCAGAGACGCTGACGACGTCAGAGACACCGACGGAGGGCAGCCTCTCTTGGACCAACACGGTGTCATAGAGAAAGACCAGGACCGCCGAAGGACCCGCTGCGTCTGTGACAAGAACGATGTCGACGACACCGGTCGCCTGTACTGGGATCCCGACTCTGTCGGTCACATGAACCGTGTCGGAGACAACCGCCCCTTCTCCAGCACTGGCATCGTGGACGAGCACGATGTCTGTGATCATCGTCGGAGCAGCCCCACCGAGATAGCCCGGTGCGGCTAGCCCCGGTGCGGCTAGCCCTGGAGCGGCAGAGAAGGCAGGGATGGCAGGCATTACTTCGGCGGGTAGTAGCTCGTCGTTGTGATGGTCGGGGTCCCGTTAGTCCAGCTCGGAGTAAAGCCTCCTCGAGCAGCGAGAGCGAAGTGAATCGAATTGCCAGCTTGGGCTGTCCCGCAACTGATTTGGTTCGCTGGAGCTCCGACCGTCGCGGTACATGTCGCTCCGGTCGCTGAGTTCGCCGTCATATGCACGAAGACTGGCATGGGATTCGGGTTGTAGATCAGAGTCCCGCTCCCAGACAGCGTGCACTGAGTGATATTGCTCGAGTTGTCGATCCACGGGGCGATCACGTTCGGCGGCCCGGTGATCCCCTTTAGGAGGGCATTGTTCTCTGTCGACAGATCAGCAAAGAAGTTCGGGTAGGCATTGGTGGCGCTTGGGGTGCCCTTGTTGACCACTGGGTTGGTGATGGTCACGTTCTGGACGTTGACGAGGTCAGGGTTGAAGTGCCTGATGCTGATGTCCGAAGGGAACTGGCTGGTAGACGACTGGGTGTAGTCGAAGAACATCAGAGGCATCTGAGCCTGGGTGCCCCACGGGCGGATGATGTCGATGAACTCGATCGTTATGTCGTCACACCGTCCGAACCAAATCGCCACACACGCATACTGGCTGGCTGCCGAAGAAACGTTGGAATGATTGACGTAGAGGAGCCCGATCCGCATCGAGTGAGTGTCGCCACCAGGGGAAGACCAGTAGGTGCCGAGGTTGAGGGCTGCAGCAGCTTGGCCGCTACCAATGATGAGGGCGGCGTTCGCGTTGAAGGCGTAGTGATCCAGAGTGTTCTGAGAGGAGTTTCCACCGCTTGCGGACTGGTCGTAGTTCAGGCCCTGGACAAACCCCGCGACAGTGAGGAAATCAGTGTGGACGAAGCTCGTGGACTCAAAGAGGATCGGGGTCTGGCCGTACTGGACCGGGGAAAGGCTCGACCCACCGTGCGCTGTCGGACCGTTGAAGCAGAGGTTCTGAACCATCCCGCCTTGGAGAAAGGACCCTGACCCCGAGGTACTGCCACCCCAGATAATGCCGGGGTACCCCTGGAGGTTCGGGAAATTCAAGACACATGAGGACTTCCCGAGAGTCAACCCGGGCGGGGTGTCAGAAGCGAAGATCACACCGTCTGACCCCTGGGTGATGCTCCCCGCTGTGCCCGTCTCAGAGAACATGAAGTTCCCGTCGGGGATCCAGACCTTGGTCGGCTTCCCTGTCGCCGCAGCGTTGGCTGCAGCCTGTGTGAAGGCATTCTGCAGCTGAGTGTCGGAGAAGGTCGAGCCTGACGGGTCCATCCCGAACTCCACAACCCCGTTGAGGGTGTTGTAAGGCGAGATGTTGTTGACGAACTGCGACAAGATCACGATCAAAAGAGGAGCGCCGGGGCTGTGGGTGAAAGAGAACCCAGGGCTCGCCAAGGTAAGAGACGTCTGAGTTGCAGTCGCTATGACGACAACGTTCTCAGGGTTGGAACTCCCATAGTCGACAAGCAGCCCGTAGATCTCATTGTCTGCGAGGACTGGCCAATCACCGTTAGTGATCGTGATATTTGCCGCGACCCCGCCTGGGTTCACGGTGCCCTGGAGAGTGGCCGTGCAGTAGTCCGAGAACACGAACTGGCCCGGGACAATCGGAGCACCCACCTAGACCTCCATAAACGCGGGGAGAGGGGCCACCGAGATTCCGGCGACTCCGACGGCAGAACAAGGTGTGCTGCCAACCCATTTAGTCATCCATGATCCGGGGAGCCCAGAGGTGCTCAGGACTGCGTAGTAGTAGCCGACCCCGTTACGGAGAGCAGTGACGTTGACAACGGTCCCATCCCCCTGTCTGATTGTGAGGGTGACAGATCCAGGATCGACAGGGACCCATTGAGCCACAGGTGCGTCGAGCTCCGCAGCAAGGAACTGAACCTCAGCCTGCAGGGCACATCCCTCGATCAAGTTCCCTCCAATCGGGGCGATGAAGACCTGAGCGATCCCAGCGACAGGGGCGAGGGAGACGGACCCTTCCGCTAAATCCGCGACCAGCGCCTGATCAAAGATGAAAACGTGAACCGCTGAAGCTGAGTCAAAGACGAGCACCGTGTCGTGGGCAAAGGCCATCGTGACTGGTGTCGATGCTGAGTCAGTGACCAGCACTGTGTCGTAGATGGGTACAACACCGAAGCCAACAGCAGAGTCAGTGACGAGAACGGTGTCACGGACAGCGACCTCTTGCCTTGGAGCGTAAGCAGAAACTGAGTCGGCAACAGTGACAAAGTCAAAGACGTACGCACCGTGGAAGATGAGATAACCACCTGTGGTGGCAGCGCCGGTCAGGGCCTGGCCCGTCCCGAGCCGACGGATCGTCGAGCCGGTACGCGCGTTGCCAGTAGCCCGAGGTTGTGCAAGAGGCGCCTGAGAGCTGAGGGGGCTAAGAGGGTTGACGGGCCATCCCGTCGAGCCCTCCCCTGTCCTCTTCGCTCCTGTCCCTACAGAGCCTGGAGATCCGCCTGTGTACTGACCCCCGGTGAGCCCTTGGCCTGTCCCACCTCGGCCTCTCTGGGGCATGGCTTATGAGAGTCTGAAGGCGAAGGCGGTCTGGCTGCCAACGCTACCTGTGGCCAAGCTGGCTCCTGTGGTGCTCGCCCCGGGGGTGATGTTCAGGCCCACCGTTGTTGAGGCAGAAGTCACTACTGCTATCCCCATCGCTGTTGCCCCACTGACGTGAGAGGCGAAGGCGGGGGATATCCCGGTCTGGGCGCCTAGCGGAGTGATCGTCCCACCTGAGTCGATCGTTAGCTGCACCTTGAACGAGTCCGACGCTGTTGAGTTGGTAATAGTACCTACAGCGAAAACCAACCATGTCCCGGTTGCGAGAGCTAGAGCGAGCCCGGTAGGGGTGGTAGTACCTGCGGAGAGGCTGACGCCACCGCTGGGGGGAGCCCCTGTGAGAAGTGAGCCGGCCGATGGTGTCCCGAACCCGTAGTAGTAGGCCGTCCCATCGCTATAGAGGTCGACAACCTGGTACTGAGACAGGTAGATCGGTGAGTTGACCCCGTTCAGATTGAGGGTCTGGGGAGTGACCTCGACTTCAGTCGCGTTCAAGTTCAGAATGCGGACGTGCCATCCGTTGGTCGGGGCTGTCGCAGGCAAAGTCCCGACAAGGCTTGACCCGTTGAAGGTGAAGTAGTTCCCCGTGTCACCTGTAACGAAGGGGTAGTTGGCTGTCTTCGCTACGACGGTCGAAGAAGCTCCTCCTGAAGACTGAATGACAGTCATGGACTTGTCAGTGATCAGGTTCGTGACGATCGCAGTCGTTGATGTCGCTACGTAGATCTCGCCGAGAGCCACAGAACTTGATGGAATCGATGGCTTGACCGGGTAGTTCCCCGTGGTCGCAGGAGAGCCCTCCACAACGACGAGCCCTGTCCCCACGGTGTAGACGACAAGGTCCCTACGGTCGCCTGAAGTCGAGGCTGCAGCGACGGTGAGAGGAGATCCTCCGGTCGCAGTCACCGAGTAAGTGGACGCTCCGTAGAGGACTGTCCCCGATGAAACAGCAACCTTCATATCTGAGCCGGTGTCCTGAGACACCTGTGCCCCTGAGATCACCCCATTGCCGTTGATCCCCGCCTGGATGATGGCGTAGTCGGTTTGGTCACAGACGGTCTGTCCGTAGAAGGCAGGACCGCTCTGTACGTTCGGCAATGTCCAAGTCATTAGCGATTCCTTTTAGCAAGAGAAGACATGTGGAAATGGACAAAAGCCCAGGTCGGACCTAACTCCCGGACACGGTGTCGGTGACCGTTGCTTGGTCAGAAACGTGCTGCACTGAAAATGGCGCAGAGAAGGATGTCTCTAAGAACATCGTGATCCCTGAGCCCAGGACCACCCCAGCGAAAGCCCCCATCGCATAGAAAGACAACGGCGATCCCTGGGCTGTCCCGAGCGTATAGACCGCTGTGATCGTGTAACTCGCGGGGCTAACCGAGCTGGTCAGGGCGTAGGTACAGATCTTGCGGCCCATCCCAGAGATTGAGGATTCTCCCGAGAGAGAAACGTCGCTCGGCGAAGGGGTGATATTGGTAGTGGTAATCCCCATGTACCAGGCAGCCACTGAACCACCCGAGGGGACGCCGAAGAACCCTGAAGCGTTCGGGGTAGTCCCTGCTGCGCCTGTCTCAGGCATCATGTACCACTGATCAACCGTGAAGGTCGGAGAAGTTCCTGAAGTATGCGAGATGATGTTCCCGAAGACCATGCCTCCCGAGGCGAGCGAGGCGTAGATCCGATAGTCCGCGAACTGATTCGCGCTTAGCCCTACGCTTACTGTGCCCTGAAGGGTGGTGCCCGTTGCGGACGAGCTCGTTCCTGTGGTGCCTGTAGAGCCTCCACCGAGAGCGTTGCCCCATAAGGCTCTTCCGGTGTTAGTGAGTAGAGCGTCAGGCCCTATGGCCCCTTGAGGAACCCCAGGAGCCACATCCTTAGCTCCGACCCTGCGCCAGTAGTCCTCGTAGTCACCTGGTCTGCCCACGGGGCACTGGTAATACTCAGAAAGCACTCGAGCAATGTCGTCATGATCAGACCAGACAAAGGCAGGGTCGCGACGAGAGTGAGCATTCCAGATCCCAGCGTGGGGATGGGTGACAGCGACGAGAGCCTCGTGGTCGGGCATGTGGGTGGGCTGACCCACTGAGACGCGCTCGATCTGAGCGAGTTCGGCTCCAGAAAATCCCTCTGCGTGGGTGTACGCCGCGGGAACGTGGACATAGGTGATGGCCTTGTTCCCAGCCCCAGGCCCTGTAGGCCGGTGGTTGCCGAACTCGATGTTGACTGGCCTATCAAGGACTGGCATTGAGTCTCCTTAGACGTGAGGAATCGGGGCAGGGACAAGCGCGACGCCCACAGGAGGAGCGGGGGCAGCCGCTGCAACGGCTTTGGCCTTGGCAGAAGTGGCCGCTACCGAGGCGACGTGATAGCCCGGGATGGCGATGAGAGCCGCTGAGATGGCCAGGAGCACCCCTTGAGCAGCAGTCGAGAGGTGCGACCCGTAGATCGGGGTGAGGACCGCTCCTGCGACCCCTGCGAGGGAGTGCAGGACAGAAACGATTAGCGGGAGGTTGACGTTGACCTTCATTTTGGTTCCCTTTCTCACGGTGATTTGCTATCGAGACGAAGGCTGAATGCCGTCTTGAATGCTTGAGCGGCTGGCGATTGGCCAGAAGTCGCTCAGGAGTCGATGCCAGAACCAACTCACGGCAGTGCAGCAACCGCCGGCCCCTGCACCGGACTGACCGGGCAGTACACGTACCGCAGTCCCTTCGCCACGTTCTGACAGACGGTCACTCCTCGAGGCGACCAGTCCACGCCCTGGCGGTTGAGCGGGAAGGCGTTGTCGTCGATCTCGGTCGTCTTGGCATCGACAGGTCCCCAGATCCACACGCCAGGCCGACTGAAGTTGGCCGACGATGACTCCTCGGTTGCCGTGTTCGAGTCGATGCGGATGTTCTCCGACGCAAGCGCGGGGTGAATCAGGACGGTCATCTCGCCTGTGATCGTGTTGTTCGAGAACTGCAGACGGTCGATCGCGCTCCCCGTCTGGGCCGACAGGACCGCGGCCGAATGGGTGTCGTTGATCGTGTTGTGCAGGATGTCGAGATCGTCCTGGTAACCACCGACGGCATCGACCTCTACGTCGAAGACTGCGTCGGGGACGCCCGAGAGGGTGTCATCGGAGAACGTCACGTGATTGGCGAGGATGATCGACAGCCCCTGACGGCCGGTACCCGAGCAGGTCGAGTCAGTGACCGTGACGTTGGTGGCGGGGTACTCGTAGCCGACGCCGCCGGATGCCTCATGGAGAGACTGAGCATCGACGCAGTCGCCGTATGGGTCGGACATCTTGGTGTCGGTGACCTCTGCGTACTGGGTGCCGTCGAAGCTGATGAAGGTGTCCTGCTCAGTCGGACCGCCCGCCGTCCCTTTATTCGGCCCACGGAAGGTCATGTCCTTCACGGTGATGTGACAGCCCCCCTCGAAGACGACGGGCTCGACGATCGGCTCAGTGCCGGGATCAGCGAGGAAATCTGTGTCGCTGGCCTTTGTGAACCCGCGGTTGCCGCAGTACGCCGCACCGTTGGGGAGGGTGTCGAAGGTGTCACCGACAAGGGCCGCTGTCTCCTTGATGGTCCCGTTCTCCAGGGTGAAGTTCCGGAAGTCGCGCAGGAACATCGACCCGTTGACGAGGAAGCAGCCGCCGGAAAGGTCTACGACTTCACCTGTTCGTGGCAGTGAGTAGAGCCATTTCGCCAGCGCCTTGGTGTCATCAGACGCGCAGGTCTGATTGATCGACGCAGGCGGGCTCACCACGTTGGTCGCCACGGCTGGTTTCTGAGCCGCAGGAGCCTTCGTCGTGGTCGTGGCGGCGTGCGTCTGAGAGCAGGCGGCGAGGGCCACAGCGGCGAACAGAGCCACCAATAACGGGAGAATGCGGCGCCTCATGCTGGCGGGGCTGGCGCATCGAGCTGGCGCAGTAGGGATGCGAGGCGTTGGGTGTCGAGTGTCATGCTGCGCTCCTTTGCAGTCGAGCGTCGAACGCCGCTTTGAACGACCTCGCTGCAGCCGGTTCGACTGGTGCAGTGACCGCTGGTGCGCCGTTGATCCGGAGGCTAAAGGCCTGTAGCCCGAGGGTGATTTGACCGTTCGTGTAACAGATCTCCGCACCATCGCTCATCTGCCAGAGGTAGGCGTTGGGCAGGTAACCGTTGCTCTGGGCCCACTTGGCAAAAGCCAGAAGGTCGGTGTGGTCCGAGGTGTAGTTCTTGGTCGCCTCGAAGGTGATGATGTTCCCCGCCGAATCGTTCCCGACCCAGACCGTGTAACTCTCGCCAGAGAGGGTGATCGTGCCGGGGAGTTCGGTGCCAGCGGGGACCTGGTTGCAGGTATAGGCCCAGATCATCATCTCGGTGGACTTGCCCGACCATTCCGTCGAGCCGCCCCACCAAGGATCGTTCGCGTATTCGTAGTCATTGCCAGTGCAAGAGGGGGTCGCGTAAGCGCGGTAGTTGGAGTACATCGAGGTAAGCGAGGAGAGCGGCGTCGCTGCGGCGAGGGTCTCATTGGCGTCGGGGAAGGACTGGACGCGCCCACCTTCGCCCCCACCTGAGGATGCCGAGGCAGTGACGTAGAAGGAGTTCTCAGCGCAGGCATAGAGGGTTTGGGAGATGTTGTAGTTGTCCCAGACGTCGTTCGAGACATCGTTCGCCCCGCCGTATCCGACCACACCCGACGGGGACGAAGAGGTGTAGTTCGGGTCCGTGCAGAGGTGGAAGCCGGGCCCTGCACCAGTCGCATCGAGCGAATAGTTCTGGCTCGACGGCACCATCACCGCAGCGGTTGCGAGTCCGAGAGCGACGATCAGAGCGAGGAAGATCTTCACTGCGTACCTCCTGTGTGAAACGCTTAAGGGGTGAAAGTGACGCGCATCCAGCGGCTCATCTGTGCAGAATGCGGCCAGATGCAGAGGGTCAAGAACCAAGCGGGTTGGTCCTCACCGTGCTTCGACTGCGGGCCGACTACGTGGTTTACTCTTTCGACGAGGGCGCCCGAGAGAACCCTTACGGTCGATCCGATCTGGGACGCTTCTACGGGGACGTGGCCCTCATGGGAGGTCGAGATGGATGCCTTCGAGGCCTACCTAGAAGCGTTATGGCAGGACTAGGGGATGCTGGTAGGGCAGTCGAACTTCGTGCAGAGGAACCGCAGTTCACTGAGGGCTTGTGACTCTTCGGCCTCTAAGACCTTCACCGTCGCTCCCGCCTCGACGAGGATCGAATCCACGGTGGTGTCGCCTCTGGCTTGGAGCGCCTGCTCTGCCTTCATCTGAGTGACCAGAGATTTGATGTCTGCGTCTTCTCCGACGACCTGAGTGACCAAGCTGTCAATCGCATTGATGGTCGCAGTGTGATTGACCTGAGCTGTAGCGATTCCCTTGACGAGAGCATTCGTCTCGGCATTCGTGTGCCCTTGGCCGATCTGGTAGGAAACGTAGATCCCAATCATCGCCACGATGAGCAGAGTGGCGAGCACCGCGGTGAGGACCTTCCACCTGTCTCTGTGCTCTTGCTTCCTCACGATCTCTTGAGTCTCTTGGTCCTCGCTCACAGGGCATCCGACGCAGGAGTTGAGATCGCACCTACGGCAGATCCGCAGATCGGGACGCTCATTTGGCGCTCCCTTCGAGCCGCTTGACGCGGGCGTCGATTTGAGGGACACGGGTATTGAGACCGTCGTGATGTCCCTCGTCGTCATCGAATCCCATGACGATGTCACAGACTCCGCGGTTCCAGCTACCCGCGTCATCGCGCCATCCGGTGATCCGTCTGTTGGTGAGCCACGTAGAGCGGTTCCTGTCGAGACTCTTTCGGTACCACAGACCGACTGACGCCGCCACAGTTACCGCCGCAGCAGCGATGACAAAAATGTTGACCACGCTTTCGCTCACTGCTCCAACGATCATGCGACACCGTGCCCCCCACAGTTAAGAGCCATAGCTGACCAGGCGCACGTCCATCCAAGTGAACGCGGACTCGGCGGGGTCCGGTTCTAGCTGTGAGGACAGGGTGGAATAGCCAGCGATGGCGAGGTTGTCGAGAGCAGCACAGGTGACGTCCTGAGCGATTGTGATGGTGGTTGGAGAAGAGGAACTCGGGTTGTTGTTCGCCCCCTTGACGAAGTTCCCAGAGCTCCCTGAGTACTGCCAGACACCGCCGCCTACCTGAGAACTCCCCGAGAACGAAGCGTTGGCTGGGAAGCGGACCGCACCAGAACAGTGGTAGATCCCGGCGAAGGGGACCTCCAAGCTGGCATAGCCGAGGGCAGTGTTGCCCGCCATGCCGCCTTGCTGACCACCGATCGTCCATGACGCAGCCGTTCCGAACGGCAGCCACGTGCTAGTCGTGGACATATTGGCCGCGCCGCCGTTGTACTGGATGCGGCCATAGGGGAGCACACCGGGCATCTGGCTGCCCATGACCTGGAAGTTGGTCCCGTCGCAGAAGAGTTCGAGGGACTGCCCTCTCGCGTAGAGGAAGTAGGAGTTCGAGGAGTTGATGTTCCCCGAGGTTGCCGCGATGATCGAGCCTGAGGGGGGCGTGATTCCTATGCCATTCGCAGAGGTGTCGGTCTTGACGAACTTGAAGCGCTGGCCCAACGCCGGAGAGGGGAGGGTATATCCGGTGGCCCCACCGCTCGCATTACAGAGTTTGCAGTCGCCTGAGAGCGGATTGACCACAGCCCCGGTGTTCTCCACGAACGCATTCCATACCGAGTCCGCGTAGTACGGGTCGATCTGAACCGTCTTCGTTGTGGCAACTCCGCCCACGCTGAACGCGAGGATGTAGTAACCCGGGCTTGCCCAGAAGGTGAGATTCCCATAACCGTCGGTTGAGACAGGGTTGCTAACCGATGTTGCCGAAGACGTCGGGCCGTTGTAGAGGGTCGCTGTGCCGGCCTCAGTGGTCCCGTCAGGGGTCAGGTAGACCGTGACCGGGCTAGAGGTGACAGGTGCTCCTGTCGAGGAGAGGATCGCATCGGCGAAGAGCCCATAGAACGGGGTGCCTGCTGAAATCAGGTTTGCCATCTATCTCCTAAGCGATTCGGGTGCAGATGACGAAGGTGGCCTGGAGCGTGAACGGTGAAGCAGAGAGCGCATACTTCGCCTTGACCGTCCCAGCGGAGTTCGTACGGGTGTCGAGGTCGAAAGTCCCCGCTGTGGTGACAACGAGCAGACCGCTGATCGGCATCGTCACGCCGTTCTCCGTTGCAGTGCCAGTCGGGAGAAGTAACTGGGCTCCCGGAGCGGTCCCCGAAATGACCGCGGTGCCACTTGACTGCAGGACGTACCAGACGTTGTCTCCGATGGTCGTCCCACCTGAGATTGTGATTTGCCCGGTGATCAGCCAGGTCCCTATAGCCAGCGACGGGGTTGTGAGAGCTGTCTGTAAGGCAGACGTTGTCGGGATGGTGAAGTCAGCAGCGCCGGGCAGTGTCGTGTAGTTCGAGGTGAGGCCTATGACAGGGGTCGGGGTGAGCCCAGTGGCCCCCGTGATGCCGTAGCCGCCTCCGGTCACTACCGGGATCTGGCCCACGTTCGCAGCGTGGGTAGAGGCCGTCCCCGCCAAGAGCCCAGTGATCTTCTGCGAGTTGTTCGACCAGTTTGCTGCCGGGGGGTGAAGGTTCGCTATCTGGTCGAGGGTCCCTGACTCGACGACAACTGCTCCGGTGGTCGGAGTGATGACGACTGAGGCGTCCCCGGCCGCAACCGAGGAAACAGCCCCACCCCCGCCAGAAGGCACCTGCCAAGTCCCATCCCCCCGCAAGAACTGCGTGGTGCCCCCAGGAGGACTTGAGATGGTGGTCCCTTGGATCTTCGCCACCGTGGTTGCGTTAGAGCCCGAGGACGCCGTTACGTCGCCTGTGAGGGCAGCGCGTTCGAGGTTGGTCGTCGGTCCTGTCGGGCTGGTGATCGCGAGCGTCGTGCCCGTTGAGGTGATGTCGGAGATCGTGCCTGAGCCTGAGCCCGACGGCACGTCCCACGTTCCGTCACCGCGGAGGAACTGAGTTGTCCCTCCTGGAGGTGCACCGATCGTGGTGCCTTGGATCGAAGCAAGAGTGGGGTCGGGGTAGGTGCCGGAAAGGTCACCCCCGGCAGGTCCCGTCGCTCCACTGCTCGGGGGCGGACCAGACACCCACATGCCGCTCGCCGCGGTCAGTACGTTCCCGGTAGCGCCTGGAGGAATGGCCGCGTCTATGTCTTCAGCGGTGACCTCGACCTGAGTCTCGTAAGGGGTCCACACACCGCTGGTCTTCTGGTAGAGCGTCGCTGAGGTGGTCGCGTGGTACCAGTCGCCATCAGAGCCCAGAGTGCCAGGAGGAGGCTCTGAGCCCCCCCACAGGGCTCCAGGGCCCGCTGTGTGACGGCCGGCTGAGTCCACCCCGCCTAGAGGAAGGGGATAGGGCGTCGCCGAGCCGTACATCTTCCCACCGACGAAGCGACTGGTCCGATTGCGCCAGGTCCCTCGGATGAGCCACACCGTGTCTCCGATAGTCGGGACGTAGGGGTGTGACCATTTGACGTTCTGCGTGACTCCAGCAGGGTCGTCCTGATTGTTCTGCGTACCTGCAATATCGACATCGAGCGTCGCGGGAGGCCCGATGTTGATCGCCTTGACGACTCCCCATTGGATGGTGTCGTGGACGTAATTGCCGAGGTTGCGGCGTTGCTTCTGCACCGACTTCTGCGTCATCACGCGCGCTGAGTGCATGGTGCGAGAGTTGGAGGCCTTCACGTCGTCCCGCTGAAGTTGTTGTTGGTCAGGATCCGGCCGGTGCAGTTCATCACGTCGTCGTAGGTGAAGGTATGGGTGATCGTGTCAAGAACGACGAAGGCGTTAACGAGCCCGACGCGCTCTCGAGTAACCGTCACCACATCGTCGACGTCGAAAATGGGGTTGGGCGGGGTGGCGACAGTCACGGTCCATGCAGTCGAGAGAGCGACTTGCAAATCGCTGTTCGCCATCGGCTGCGCCCCCACGTTGGTGACGAGACTTGACTCCACGAAGTTCGGCACGTCTCCGAGCGCCCCGCCCACCCAGGTAGGTGACTGCGGGTTGTTGTCTGCTGCTTCGGCGAGGATCGGGGAGCCGGAAGTTTCAATCCCATCCCCGTTGTAGGTCGCGTCGTTCGCGGTGCCTGTGCCTTGGATGACGATGTCGTTGTAGATCCCGTCTCGGGTCATCACCACAGAAACTTCGACAGGGGTCGAGTAGGCCGAACCGAACAAGGCACCTGAACCTGTGCCGGGGAGGCCGATGATGTCAGCCTCGACATCGGTGAAGTTCCAGGTGATCGGCTGGGTGAGGGGATTGGGGACTGGTTTGCCGGTGACGATCCCGTTGACGTCGAAGTACAGCTCGTAGCCGATTGCTGTCGCCATGTCCAAGGCGGCTTGCCAGGGATCTGAACCCTGGTCATAAGACGCAGTCGGGACGATCGCAGTCGTCGGGGCGATGTTGTACTGAAGCGGCTGGACGCCTGTTTGTTGACTCCAGACCATGTTGAGAAGCGTCTGGATCTCGGTGACGAAGTTCCCCGACGAGGTGGCCGGGAAGTTGTACGGGTTCTTCAGCGCTCGTTGAGCGATCGTCCACCCTCGGTCGTTCAGATCCAAGGTGACCGTGCAGTCCTCGCCTGTGTCGTCAACCGTTGAGGTGGTGATGACAAACAGACCGTTCGGTACCCACTGGGTCGCCGGCGTGGGAGTCGTGACCTGAGAGAGGATCCCGGTCTCGATGAAGATCTCTGACCCGAAGGGCGCGAGCATCGACCCTGGGTTCACGGGCATCAACGTCGGAGGAGGGATTGTCGGGATCACCTCGATGGTGATCTCTCCTGTGCGTCTGAACTCCGCGTTGCGGTCGACAGTGAACGAGCCTGTCGATGCGTCAGCAAGGTAAGGACCACCCTGGGGGACGCCGCCTTTGAGAACCGTGAAGCGCGCCTCGACGAGCATCGCCCCATAACGCAGAGCATCGATGAAAGCCGCGGAAGGGGATATAACGGGCATCAGACGGGCGGCCGCGATTGCGACACAAAAGTGATTGCAGTCGTCCGGTGCATGTTCACGATCGTGGACGGCAACAGAGTTGAATCGAGCGTCTTATTGCCCGTGCCTGTGCTCATTCCGCCTGTCTGGGGTCCTATGCGGAAGAACCCGCTGTCGGTGCCTCCGAAGGGCAGGGAGATGAAGACGGTGGCCTGGCTGTTCAACAAGGCTTGGAGTCCCAAGTAGGTCGGCTGGTCGAAGGTCTCGAAGGTTCCTTGTCCGTCGAGGCCGCCAATAGTGCTGGCGACGATGTTCGGTGGACTCTGTCCCATCACGAGGTGAGCCGTGGACTGCTCGGTGACCTGCGGCTCCCATTGAATCGCCTGAGCCGCGATCGCCGTAGCCGAGGGGTTGAGCGGGTTGAATGCCCAGCACTTGGTGGTGACGAAGTGCACAGCCGACGAGGACGCTGTGGCAGAGATCACCGAAGCATTCGTGCCTGTGATCACGATGATCGACGCGACGTAGGTGTACTGGACCCCTGGGATGACCTCGAAGTCTTCGACGATCACCTGGTAGGGCGAGGTCCCTGGGATCGGAGCAGGATTGACCGGAGAGGCGTTTCTGACGTAAACGCTCGACCCGTCTGACCCGTTGCGCAGGATGATCGCGTTCTGCAATCCGTTGTAAGGGGTGTTCGCTCCGGTGACCAACAGGCTGATGATCGGGCACGCTGAGCCAAGCACGTCTGTGGTCTGGGTCGCGACGATCGTCGGAGTGGTTGGCGGGGTGTAGCTCGTCGAGAACGACGAGTGCGACCATCCTGACCACTGGCCTCCTGTCTCAGTGACCGCGACGTATGCCCGCCAGCTGATCCCGCTCGGAAGGTAGATCGGGACAGCGGAGAGGTCGAGGCTGTAGACATAGGATCCGCCGAGCTGGCCTGAATCATAGACCGACGTGCTGCCGTCTGTAGTGTTGATGGCTGACGGAAGAGTCGGAGATCCTCCGCTGGTGATGTTGTAGACGATCACCCTGTAGGAGGTCTGCTGTGCGCCAGGAGCCAGTGTGAGCGTCCAGGTGATCAAAGGGTCTGCTGTAGCGATTGAGCCGCTAGGAGCCGTCACAGTGACGCTAGGGGCCACTTGAGCGTTGATGGTGAAGTACCCCGCTATCGCTCCAACACCGTTTGAGTCCTTGGTCTGGATGGACCACTGGTAGATATTGCCGTCCTGCCACGGGGAGTTCGTTCCTGTGACTGCTCCGGTAGTGACGTGACCCGTCCCCCCCGTTTGAGAGACGAACCTCACCACCGCGACCGTGGATGAGGTGACCGAGGAGACGATGTAGGTAGCTACCCCGACGCTTGTGACCACCGCAAGGCTTGTCCCTGCAACAAACCCCGCAGTCGAGAGCACCGTGAGGTTGGTGATCGAGGCCGCGAGAGTCGAGGACATGTTCGCGTTGGTCGAGATCGCACCGGTCGGGAAGGTGTAGCTCCCTGTCGAGCCTGAGTTGTAGACAGGCGTCGATTGCCAGGTCCCTGTGGACACGTTCCAGAACTGGGCTATCGACCCACCGTTGGTGATCCGAAGGAACGCCCACCCGCTTTGAGTGAGGCCGGTCTGGCCTGGGTTGTACTGCCAGGTGAAGGTGGGTTGGTTGGAGAGATCGAGATATGTCCCGTTCGCTGGGGTGAGAAGCGTGGGGGCCAATGAGACCGGGTTGACCAGCCCCGCGACCACCAGTACGGGCATTTAGCTCAGCCTTTCTCGCATCTTCTCCGCGAAGCCTTGTGCGATCTTGTGACGGTTCAACAGGTCTCGGTGCACGCGTTCATCGACAAGGTCGAGTTGCTCTTCTCGAAGGCTTATGCCGCGGATCGCAGCTCGCTCCGCTTCGACCCTGACTGCCTCACGCACCGCTGTGTGGCCCTTGGTGCCCCCGTCTCCCCAGTCCCACCGTTCCCTACGGAAGGCTTGTAGAGCCTCAGGGGTGAGCTCTGAGGCCCACCAGGACCATTTGCACTCATCACAGCGCCAGGGAGGGGTCTCTGGACCCATCGCGTTTGGCTGGAGGACTCCACCACATGAAGGGCACTGCTGGTGATAAGCGATGTCGCTCATGTCCTCGTCCCCGCACCTGCGCTCAGAGAGGCGAGAGCCTGCCTGGCGAACTGCTCAGCAGATCCTTGCTCGATGGCTGTCTTGATTGAGCCAGCGTTCCCGCCTGGGGCGTAGATGTTGAACTCGGCGTTGACGACGAGGTTCATGCCACCACCGCCGTACCCCGAGCGGCCGCCAAGGGCGAACGGCACGGTCTTCAGCCGGTTCGAGGTGTCTAGAAGTGCGCTAATGGGCCTGCTCTGGTTGTTCCTCTGCCCGACCTCTAAGCCTTCCATCATCGCCTCGCCGACCTTTATGAAGTAGGGCGACGGGCTACCGATCAGCCCCCCGATGAGGGGGAGTTTCTTAATGGTGTTGATGATTCCGTTGATGATCCCTGTGAGGTGAGGGATTTTGCTCTCGAGCCCGTGGATGAACCCGGTGATCAGGGCAACCCCGGCGTCAATAAGCCAGGTGCCAGCCTTGCCGAAGAAGCTGATCAGTTTCCCGGGCAGTCCGAGGAACCACTTCTGCACCTGGAGGTAGAACTTCGCAATCCCGACCAAGAACCCTGAAAGCGAGCTTCCCCCTGAGCCGACCAGCCAATGGACGGCGTCAGAGAAGAAGGATCGGAGCTTGCCTGGCAGATTCAGGAACCAAGTCCAGAGCTTCGGGGCAAACCCGAGGATACCGTTGATCATCCCCGCGATGAGGTGCTCGCCCGTGGGGACGAGCCATCCGACAGCGCTAACAACGAGCCCCTCGATGATGCCCGGCATCTTGACGAATAGGAAATAGAGGACCTTGAGTTCTAGCTCTGCCTCGCGCACCATCAGGATGATTGCCTCTCCGACGGCTTGTCCGAGAAGGTAACCGAGACTGCCGATGGCCTTCAGAGCCAGATCAGGGAGCGTCTTGAACACCGCTTCTATATCGCCTGGAAGACTTTCAAAAAACGAGACAATCTCTCCTGGGAGCGCCTTGAAGAAGCTCAGGAGATCTCCGAAGCCCTCTTCGACATGCTTAGGGATCGAGGTGAAGAACTTAACAAAGGGGCCAGAGAACCATGCCCCGACGCTCTTCATGAACCCCCACACGGTGTTCCAGTGCGTAGCAATCAGCTCTGCCGCGGCGAGAAAGGGGCCAACAATCGGAATCGCCGCGAGGCCCAATGCTGAGACCAGGGAGTGACTCTTGATGAAAGACCAGACCGTGTTCCAGTGCTTAACAAGCTCATAAATCGCAGCCGCGAAGGCCAGGATCGCAAGGGTGATCAGCCCGATGGGATTCGCGTCCGCCGCGATATCCATCGAACCTAGGGCTCCGTCGAGGGCGGGGATAGCGGTAGTGGCGAGGGTGATCATCCCCTGAGCGACGATTTTCAACGCGTCGGTGAGGGCACCAAACCCGATAGTTGTGATGACTCCTCGAAGCGCTGAGAACCGCAGGAGAAGAAGCCCGATCCCAAGGGCATCTGCACCACCGGGGATCCCCCGGGCGAACCTCATTAGGGCGTTGATCACTTTGAGAGCATCGGTCGCGAGCTTGATCAGGAGCGGGGCTGCACCGATGTAGATCTGGGTCATGATCGAGCCGAACTGGATCAGAACCTGGATCAGTTCGAGCACCTCTTGCTTGTGGAGCTTGAAGACCGTGCTGAGACCGGTGGAGTCACCTGCCGTCGTGAGGACCGTGTGGAGTCGATTCAGGTAGCCGGTGAGCAACACGACGATTCCCTCGCCGAGTCCTGCTGTCTTCCCGAAGATGTCCGCAACGTCTTTGATCAGGATCTTGAGGAAGGCGTCCCAGGTCCGCCAGAGGGAGATCATGCGCTCGATCTCGCCAGCGAACTTGCTCCAGCCCGAACCGTTCAGTCGAGTGAAGAGCCTGTCAAGACTGGCTATAAACCCACCTGTCTGAGGGGCAATGAGGCCAATCATTCTGATGAGGAGCTCGACACCTTGGTCAAAGGCCTGCATCGCTGTCGGGAGATCTTGTTGGAACTTGTTCTCAAGCTCAGTAAAGATCGCCAGTCCCGGTCCAGAGATCCAAGCAAACAGGGGTTGAAGGTCTGTTTGGATGATCTTGGTGTTCTCAGCCGCATACTTCCCGATGATCGGGAGGAACTTGTCGGCTACATGGACGGCCTGAGTGATGATCTCAGCCCCGTATTTCTCCGCTAAGCCCGTGTACTGATCGAAGAGAGACTTGAAGGTCTGGATCGCATCTGCGGCCCCTACGACGGCCTGACGAGCGATGGGGTTGAACCCTGAGAGAGCCCCGTTGAGTTCTCGGGCGGCCACAGCTGCCTCGGTTGACTTCGCGCCGTAGTCCTGGATAGCGGCAGTCAGGTTGTTCTGGGCACTGAGGACGTTCTTTATGTCACCCGAGGCTTGGCCGATCCCGGCCAAGTCGGTACCCAGCCCAACGCCTTCAGTCCCAAGTGCCCCGAGGCCGAGCAGCCCCGCTCCAATCCCACCTCCAGCGAGGGAGCCAGCGAGGCCTACTCCGGTGAGTGCCAGATGCTCAGGACCGAAGCCGGCGAGAGCCCCGAGAGACATGAACCGAGCGCTGAAGAGCGCCGACAACGTGCTGAGAGGACTAAGGAGCCGATTGATGAAGGACCCGCTTGAGTCTCCCCACAGCGAACTGGTGAGGGTGCTCGCCAGGACGCCTCCGAGGAGACCTCCATCCTTGTTGCCGCCTCCGCTAGCTAGTCCTGCCAGAGCAGGCGACAGAGCTGGGAGTGCGAAGAGCAACCGCTTGTCGATGCTGTCACCCATCGCGTCGAGAGCGGCGAGCTGAGCCTCGACGGCGGCGACGTTCTTGAGTTCGAGGTCGATCGCTAGATCTCGAGAGTGGGTGATTGCGTCAAGCTCAGCGAGGATCGAGTTGATGTGGGCCTGGCTGATCTGCGGGTCGATCTCGACAGCGCCCATCGCCGCCAACATCGCGGAGAGCGATTCCATCTGAGCCAACGGACGCTCGTCGTAGACCTCAGGGTTGACCGCGATCTTGTATTGCTGAGCAGCGAAGGTCTGAAGAAGCGCGTCAGACGCGGCTAGAGATCCTGCGAGAGCCCCTTGGTTGACCTCAACGAAAGCATTCTTGACGGTCGGCTTCTTCGCCCAACTATCGAGGAAGGCTGAGGCTGAAGTGAGATCCGCAATGAGCTTTGCGTCATCGACCCCGACCTGTGTGTTCGTGGTCTGCTTGCCGAAGTCGGCGATAGCGGCCTCGTCCGCGGCAAGGGTCGCGAGGAGGTCACGATCATCGGCTGTGACCGAGATCACGATAGGCGGGAGGTAGCCCCCGTCAATAGCCACTAGGACCCCACGATCGCAGCAGAGATGCGCTCAACGGCGAGCGGGGAGATCGACGGTGTCACCTGATCCCAGGCCCTCAGCATGTAGTGAGCGCCGAACTGGTGGACGCTGTGAACGATCACCTCGGAGCTTCCGTACTCGTGCTCCATGTAGTGACCGGTGTCTGAGAAGAAGGCCAGATAGGGATGACCGAAGATCGTGCCTCCGAGTTCACGCTGCCTGCCGTAGATGATCGTTGGGCCAACCTCGGCCTCGTAGATCCCCTGTGCGCCTCTCGGGCCTTGCACGTCGATCGAACGTGCAAGGTCCCCTGGAGGGTTCGTCGAGTTGTCGGGGTAATCCCCCACGGGAGCGTTCGCTATCCCGGCTAGTTGATAGAGGTGGATCGCGTCCGCGGCGATGGCCTGAGTGGCCTGGTCGATGCGTTGGGCGAGAGCCCGAAGGCCGGCGATCGTGCCAGCAACCTCAACTGGCATTAGTTGGCCTTTCCTCGTTTGCGCGCTGCCGCGGCCATGACCCGTTGCATCCGGGTGTCCTTGCTTGCGCCTGAACTCTGCTTGTCGATCTCATCGCGCTCTCGACGGGCGTCCATGATTGCGAACTGAACGTCGTAGACGGCGTCAACCACATGGACTTTTGCCATGAACTCGGTGTGGTCTACGACGGCTCCGGGGAAGAGCTTTCGCCACTGATAGGACTGGTATCTGCGGGAGAGGTCAGAGGAGACGGGCTCTGCGCTTGCACCTCGGAGGGTGAGGTCGAGGACGAAGAGCCCCCAGTAGGGGTTGCGTTCTCCTTGTCATTGCCTTGAGGCTCGAAGTTCTCAGGCATCGCCGCGCTCATGGCCTCGCCACCTGCTGCTTCGACGAGAGCGCCGTAGATGTCTCTCGGCAGTTTCCCGAAGTCAGCGAAGGTCCGGGGAAGGGGACGACTGAGAGTCCATGAGTGCAGAGTCCCGAAGGCTGACGCCTTACGGAGATTCTGCATCGCCATGGTCTCTTCAAAGGTGAGAGCGAGCGCCTCGTAGTCTGCCCTGACCCGAGCGGCGAAGCTCTCGTCGCTCTCGCCGTCCTCCTGGGTGGGAGAAACCCGTCCCGCTATCTTTGCCATCGCCGAGCTGGCAGCTGTGAAAGCGGCCTGAATCAGCGCTTCGTCATCCCCTGTGAGGTCGTTTCTCTCTTTCAAGAGAGCGGTGCCCCCAGGGATATCTACTTCCCTCATTGGTTCCCTTTCGTGTTGGTTGATGCTGCGGTCGGCCTAATAAGCCGAGGCGACGGAATTTGCCACGGTGAGGATGCATGGTGACTCCCCACCTGCTGTCGCGTCGGTGGTGGTCGGGAGGAACCCGAACTCCACTGGGGTCGTCGCGTAGTCCCCGGTGCGGTCGAGCTCACCAGTGATGAACTGAGCGTTGCTCGAGTGGATGTTGAGCGCCGCGCCCGCGACCTGATCGAAGATCGTGAAGTCGAAGGCCTGCTCAAGAGCATTGAGGTAAGCGTTCAACTGCGGAGACCCGGGCTGCTCGACGAAGGTCAGCTTGCCTGTGGCGACCTGGGGGCCGGCAAAGTAGCTGAAGTACTGCTGCTGACCCGTTAGAGCCGGGATGCCCTTCACCCCACGTTTGAAGTCAAACTCCCATTCGGTGACCGTTGGGACGTAGTTCGAGGCGTAGCTGTTCCCGCCGAGCAGGGTGTAGAAGGACCACGGAGCAGGTGACTGCTTGCCGGTGTAGGACACTGTCGGAGGGCTGATGTTTGGAGTGGCGGGGTTGCCCATCCAGGTGCAGGTGTACTCGACCAGCCCTGTGCCGTTACCCTTGATCGTCAGCTCGTCGAGTTGCATGGCGGTCATCTCGCGCCATTCCTCACCGTCGAAGTCCCAGAGGGTGAACGATGGCGGCTGAGAGCCGATCAGGGTGACCAATGCCCCTACGACACCGTTGCCTGTGCCACCAGTCTGGCTGACGAAGGTGCAGCCGGTGAAGGTGGTACCGCTCCCGCCGAGACCGGTGTAGGTGAAGATTGCTGCCCCCACCGAAGTGTTGACCTGGATCTGTCCTGAAGAGAAGAATCCCGTGGTTGACAAAACCGTGATCGTGGTCAGGGCGCTGACAGCGGTAGTCGCCCCGTTGTATGTGGTACCCAGACCTGAGTTCTGAACGCTGAACTGGTGCTTGGAGAGCTGGGTGATGGCCGCGTTGGCCACCTGCGTGAAAAGCACCGGGGAAGACAGAGTCAAACTTGTCGAGCCGCCGCCTGACGCTATCTGGTGAGTTTCCACGGTCCCATTGGCGTTGGATCCGAAGGTGATCCACATGCCGTTGGTGAAGGTGCTGGCGCTGACAGTGATGGCCGCTGACCCAACCGTGGATGTGGAGAGCGTCACCCCTGTCACGGTCACTGCGGTGTACTTGTCCGGCGAACCGAACTCGCCCATCAGAAACAGAGGGAAGCTGTCGAGGTAGGGAGGTGCACTCCAGCCGTGGGTGTCGTCGCGGATCCCGGTGACGTATTGGTACGTCTCGACCATCGACCCCTGAAGAGTCTGGTCGGGGAGGATCATCAGATTGGGCTTGTACTTCGGGCCCTTGACTGGGATCGCGTAAGACGGGCCGCCTGAAGGCGGCGTGCCTTTGGTGATCTCGCGTCCAATGGCGATCTCGGTTTCGGCGACGGCATATGCCTGGCCGTTGTAGAAGGCGGGCATGTGTTACTCCTCAGGGTCGTCGTCAGCCGAAGGGCCAGACGGGGTGGGTGTTGAGACAACAGGTGGTACAACCGCAACGGTCTGAGCTTGCGGCGGAGGGCCGTCTGAGCGGGGGACCTCGGCATCTGAGACCTCGAGGTAAGGCCCGAAGTCGGCAGGAGCCTCGTTGCCCTCTTCGTCTTTCACCGGGTCTCCGACTTCGACCTGTGCGCTCTCGCCGGGGTGAAGCCCGACAGTGCGACCTTCGATGTCCTTCAAGCTCGGCCAGTGACGCCACGAGTCGCTCTTGTTGGTGACGGTTTTGACAGACATGGGTTCTCCTTTAAATGCCGGTGCCGACGAGCTGCTCCCATGCTTGGTAGCGCATGGAGCCGTTGATGAAGATCGTCAGTCCGTCGGGGTCGGTGTAGGGCTGGAGCATCCGGTGGTCCACGCCTGTGCCCACCTCGCCACCTGACATCCAGATGATCCCTGAGGGGCCTGGCTTCTGGTTGTTGCGGATCAGGATGAAGAGGGCGTCGACGATCGCGTCGTAGTCGAGCTGAGCGATCAGACCGTCACCTGAGACGTTGACGAACCAAAGTTCGAGGGCGAGTTGGTGCTTGTTGAAGTCATCGACTGCGCCGAGGCCGGTGAGAGCGACGCGCGAGCGCTGATCGTCGGGCATGTTCACGACGATCACGCACCCAGAGCCGTTCTCGTTGCTCTGTGAGGTCACCTGGTAGGCCAGACCGTTCATGTGGTCGGTGTAGGCCTGCTCTTGAAGGATGACCGGGCGAGCGGCGAACACTGTCCCGACGTTTGCGATGTTCGCCTGTTGGATCTGCTGAGCGATGATCTGGCGGACCTGGACTCGGCCCACCTAGACCTTCGACTTCGTGCGCACCATGTAGGGCTTCAGAAGCTTCATCGCCTTGCCGTAGTCAGTGGTTGCGCCGGCTTGGCCGAGCGCCTTCCCACTGGGCTGACCCCCCGGAGTAGTCGGCATGACCTGAGCCATTGACCCTCTCCCCTTGATGAGAACGGTGGTGAGGCTGATACAGGCCTGCTCGATGTCATCGGGGAGGGTCGTGACGGGGGTGAAGTCGGGCGCTATGGGGAGGACGTGGCCGTTCTGGAAGGCGCTCGTGGTGAGGGTGCAGAGGTTCGCTGACGGGCTTCCCGGGGTGATCCCGGCGACCAAGACGAACTCGGTCAGGGCCTTGTCCGCGATGCGGAACGTTGTCATCCCCGGAAACACGCCCCAGAGCCCCCCAGAGCCGTTGGTGGCCTGAACCACACAGGTCGTCGCTCCCTGGCTCACAGGCTCAGCCAGGACCGTGTGGGGGTAGCCGTAGACATAGGACCAGACCGCGTAGGCCGATCCTCCGTAACCGCCCCAAGGGGTCACTGGAGAGCCGACATCGCCTGGACGGACCGGGTAGCCGTAGAGGGGCACGTAGATCGTGCGGATCCCAGTGGTCACAGCAGCCGAGAGGGAGGACCCGATCGAAGTGACGTTGCCCGGGTACGAGCCGACGTCGATACCGATGACCGGCCCGATCGGCTTGTAGTTGCAAATCAAACTGAGACGACCGTTGCGCACCTTGACGGTGTCTGATTCGACCGACAGCCCGGCAGCGGGAGTCACTCCTGTTGCTGCTGCGCTGGCTCCGAAGCAGATCTGCCCAACCCAACGCGACGCTCGACGGATCTCATCAGCGAGGACGAAGGCCTCTTGACCGGGGTTGTTCTTCGAGGGGATCAGGAGCGAGGTGTTGATCGCAGTGGGGGCGAAGCCGTAGACCGAGTTCGAGATCAGAGGTGCTGAAGGGGCTCCAACAACCGCGAGATTCGGGGGGACGATCGGTGTCGTGAGCACGACAGGCGTGTAAGGCAGCGTCACGCTGTGCTCCTCTGCTAGAAAAAGGCGATGGAACCTGAGCCAGAGTGAACAAGCACAAGGCGAAGAAGGCTCAGATGAAGGCGCTGACACAACTCACGGCGCTGGTCCCTCAGAACGTTCCGCTCAGGAACAGCTACGACCGGTATGTCGGCACATCAAGGGCGAGCTACTTCGAGCTCCACAACTACCGTCACCGTGATCGGAACTTTCTCCCGACCAATCTCGACATGCTCGTATTCGGCGGTGATGGACTTAGTGACCCACCCATCAGCCTGAAGTCTGTGGAGCAGATGAGTGACGTTGTCGACCGTGTCGCTGCCATCGACGCGCTTCTTGCCCATTCAGATGTGACACCCATCGTGACCCGCAGGACGTGAACAGCGAATCGTTTCGCTGGTCCAGGGACTCTCTGGGACCCAGTGGTCACACCTTGGGTACTCGCGCCAACGCAGTAATCGCATCTTGGGATAGTAAATGGCCCGGTCCTCGGGAATGCAGAACACCGGGTTCTCCGCGTCAATACGGTCCGAGTCGTAGCAGCGCATCAGAGTGGGCCTTTTGCTTGGTTTATCTCGGCCTTCCGGAGGTCCTCAAGATAGAGACGCCCGGTTGATGAGAGCACCGGCCGAGATAGCCCCACGATCAGTTTCTGCTTCCACAAAGCATCCACATCGTAGAAGGCGATGGGACCGTATCGCCCTTCTAGCGATCTGCGGGAGGTGCCTCCCCAAGCGATGTCCTTAAGGATCTCATCCCGACGTGCCTTTACGACTGTCCGGGTTCCGTGCCCTCTGACCATCAGGCACCTTCGCACAATGAGGATCGCAAAAGCAATCCATCAACGGTTGAGGCCTCGGGGAACCCAGCTAGCTCTCGCAGAGCCCAGGGGCTCTTTCGCCGGGGGTCCCCGAAGACCTCGAATGAATATTATTCAGGGCTACTTCACTATTCCACGGAGCCCATCAGTGATATCCCCCACAAGCGCATCCTTCAGCGTACTTGTGATGGTGAAGCACCTCTGAGTGACGATGAGGCTCGGCTCCGAGGGTACGCAGGATGTGCAGCACCCGACCGTCTAGGCGCTTCCAGTTCCCCGGACCACAGATCGAGCCGTTGTCGTCGATCTGATTCGCTCGGGCAATCGCATCGGGGAACCGCTTCATGAGCGAGGACCGAAACCGTGTACACCCCAGCGCGTTGTCCACGAGAGATCCCATGATCCCGCGATAGGGGCTCACCGACCACTCACACAGACACGACTGCGCCTCTTGCAGAGCCTCGACCTTGATCTCAATGTCGTGCTCGATCACAAGGAACGTTCTGTACTCGCCCCAGAGCCGTTCTAAGAGCTTGGCGTAGGCCGTGTCACTCTCACTGACGTCGAAGTGTTCTGCGTCAGGACAGAGGTCTGAGAGGGCGCTGAGGGAGATCGGGTGTGTCTCGGTGTAAGGGACGATGACCCTCACTAGGCGGCAGGACCAGCTGCCTTAGCTTGAGCAGCGGGCTGGGACTGCGCCTGCTTGAGGGTCTGGGAGGGGACTTGAGCCGCTTGCCTTTGCTTCTGCGGCAACGCGTCCCCATCGTCTTCTTTGATCCGACCCGCGACCACCTCTTCGTTGACCTCGTCAGGCGTGTAGAACTTCTCGCCCTTTTGGCCCCTGAACTTGGTGAGGGCTTGACCGACCTCTTCGGGGACTTCGATCCATCCGTCTTCGTCGGCCTCGTACTTGCCTCCCTCGTGAGAGAGGCCCGAGCCGCCCGAGGGGTTGAGACGGGTCTCGAAGATACGCCGGCCCGGACGAAGCGGATCCTGGACCCTGACTTGCTGCTCTTTGAACATCTTGATGTACATCGGTTCCCTTTCGTCTGCGAAGGATGCCCAAGAGCCGCGAGAGGAAGTGGGAACCAGACCTCTCGCGGCTCAAGGACGACTTGTGTGGTTAGGCCAGTCCTGCGGCGATGTTCGTCAGGACGCCCATAACCGGCGCGGCCCGATTCTCAAAGGCCGTGATCGACCTGATTTCAAAGTCGTATCTCGGACCACCGTTAGCGGTGCCCTGTGCGATCCGCGACGCTCCGTAGTCGAAGCGCCAGAAGTCGATCAGGGTCTCGACGCTCAAAGAGGTCGAGATGTTGGCTCCCGGGAACGGGACCTCGTCGACGACAGCGACGATCTGACCTGGGGGAAGGTGCGGCTGGAGCTCCAAGGTGATGGGCTTGCCGTTCACCGTCTTGTTCAGGTAGATCGCGACCGCACCACCGGCCACCATGCGAGCACGGCCCGATGAGTCAGTCGGGACCAACCACGTCACGGCCTGTGGGTTGTCCAACAGGGCATTCGCGATGTCGTTGATCGACTGAGACCCCATCAAGAGTCGCGTCGGGGTGAGCTGGTAGGTGTCGTAGATAGCCCGGTTCATGACGTCGATCTGCTCGATCGCCGCACCCTGCACGCTCAGCTGGGCTCCGTCGAGGGACTGGTAGTACGCCCCTTGTGTGGTGCCTGTGCCTGGGGTGATGAGGTTGGTGAACGTCAGGCCGTTACCAAGCTGGTCGGGCTGAGACGCGTAGTCCCCGAGGATCGAAGCCGTGAGGCCGTTCATCCAGTAGGACTGGTAGGACACATCTGCGGTCGGCACAGAAGTCGGCCCCTGCAGCCCGGAGTTGTAGATCCCAGACAGTGAGGGAACGTTCTGAGCAACCGTCGGGATGGCCGTGATCGTCACGGTGTTGGTCGTGGTCGTGGTGTAGTAAAACTCCGCACCCGACGAAGACCCGACGTACCAGTCATAGGCCGCAGCACCCTTGACAGCAGTCACCAATCCGGCCACTGAGGCCGTTGAGCCTGTGGTCGCCTGTGACGCCTCAGAGGAAGCAACCTGGGAACCGCCTCGGTAGTAGTTCACTCCCGAGCGTGCAGCCACCTTGACGTAGACCGTCGCTGAGCCTGAGATCGTCCCGCCCGTGGTCGACGCAGCAAGCGTCGGGGTGGCGATCGTCGGCAGAGCGAAGTTCTGCGCGTTGAGCTGGTGGATGTCCATACCGATCAGCACCTGGTTGATCGTCTGCATGGTGTCTACAGCCAAGGCATCCGCGTACCCCTGGGCAGTGGCGAGCGCGTCTTCAGACACCGTGCCACCGAGGGCCAGAGGAACGAACTGGCTCGCGAGGTACTGGTTCTGGATCTTGACGAGCGCACCGGCCTGCTCAAAAGGCGTACCGATGTCGGGCTGGAGGTTGTTGATGTTGAGCAGGGTCTGCCAGAAAGCGAACCTTGCGCCTTGGTCGGCCCCGTGTCGGGGAGTCGAGTTGAAGAAGGGCGTGTCGACCGGTACCAAGCTGTAGAGCTTGGGGTCGAGCATCACACCCGCGATGCCTGTTCCGGTCGTGATGCCGTTCGTGGCGGCCTTGACCATCGACAGTGTTTCCTCGGTTATCCCGAGGGTGTCGGATCCCCAAGACATTGGGGGTCTCCTTTCTGTGCCAGGGCGCGCTTAGGCAGACCCAGTGGCACGAACAGGGGGAATGCGCCTTTAGGGGCGCTGAGATCTAGCTGATGCCAGAGCTTGCTTTCACCGCAGCGATGGCCTGTGGGTAAGGCATCCCTCGCGCGTGAAGCCGCTCGACAACCTTTGCGTGCTCGGTTGACCGGTTCATGACGGCCTTCTGGAGCTCGTAAGGGTCATTGCCCTTCTCAGCCTCAGTGACCTTGTCGTCGAGAGCCTTGAATACCGAAGTTTCACTTGATGCTGCTGCACGCAGGGCGGCCACTCCACCCATTGCGTTGATGCCGGCCTGGTTGAGCACGGGGAGGGCTTGGGGCTGGCTGGCCATTTTCTGGAGCAGCTCGTTGCCTTCCAGCACCGACTTCGCCAATGCTTCAAAAGCGCCAGGTGCCGCCTTCGCTGCCTGCTTGGCAGCCTTTGCAACACGCTTCGCTTCGAGCTTCGCGGCGAACACGGGGTCAGTCTTCGCCTTCTCGGCCATCGCCTCTTCATCCTTGGCGTTGGCCTTTTCCTTCATCTTCATCTTCTTCTTCTCTGCTTTGGCTTCGGCGGCCTTGCGCTCTGCCTTCTGGGCCCGACGAGCTTCGTCGCGCTCGTCCAGAGCCTTGAAAAGCTCGTCAACCTGCATGTCCTCTATCTCCTTGGTAGTTACGGATTGAGGAGGCAGGCCCAGAATGCGCCTTGCCTCGGGAACTGATATCGCCTGGCTTTTAACGAGCAGGGCAACAGCCTCTGCTTTCGCCTGGCTTTCCTTAGAAGCAGAAGGGGACTTCTCCTCTGCCTTTTCACGCTGAGCCAGTTCGTCGATTAACTCACCGGCTTCATCTGCGAGATTTGCGTCGTGCTTCTCCCATTCGGCATCGCCGGGGGACTTGCGAGCGTTGTGCTCGGTCTGTGTCTTGGCCTCTGATTCGGCCTTCGCGTCGTCCGCGTCACCGTCAGGAGCCGGGTCACCTCGACCGTCGCCTTCTTTGAAGGACTTACGGGAGTTCGCTCGAGTTTGAGACTTCGCCTCGTTGAGAGGGAGTGTCTTGTTCGGAGCAGTCGATCCGTGTCCTTCACCGTCTGCTGTGGGAGCGGGGTGGCCCTCGAAGGCGACGTGCATGGTTCCGAAGCCCTCGCGGGTCACGTCCATGTGCACAGCGCCCATGTGCGGGTGGTTCTCTCGGGTCTGCTCGTCTGAGGGGCGCGAGACCCCACCGTCTTGGTGGGATTCCTGGGATGCCCCTTCCTTCTTAGCGTCTCCCTCCCCGATGTCGGGGTAGCGACGGTGGACAGCGGCCTTGATCTTTGACTGCTGTTCAGGAGAGGCGTTGTGCAGCATTGACAGAGCAGCGCGAGCGTGGTTCTCGTCGTGGATCGGATACTCGCGAGAGTCGGGCAGAGCAAAAGCTGACTTAGGGAGGGCGTTGCGGGCCTTGGCCTTGAGCTTCGCCTTCTCGACAAGAGTATCGAAGTCGCTGAACTGCTCTTTGCAGGCGAGGCATTTGGACTCTCCGCAGAAGCCATCGAAGCGAGCTTTCTTCAACTCGTCCTTGCCGACCTCATCGACTGTGGCCGCAGCTTTGGCAAGCAACCCCGGAAACCCGCTCGCGCCTTCCTTGACCAGGTGAAACTCGTCTGGATCGAGATCTGTGAACTCGGTCATGATGGTCATGCGACGCTCCTTGTAACTCGGGCGAGGGATTCAGGGCTGGCTTCGTCGACGAGGCAGGCTCCCTGGATCGAACCTGACCCCCAGACACCGACTTCGACCTCTTCCCAGGTCTTCTGGGTGCAGATGACCCCGATGAGCCAATCGCCCTCTTCGATCTTCTGTTCTGATCCGTCGATCGCTTTCATCACCCAAGGGACTGAGTTGCGGTAGACGTAGTTCTCGACAACCTTGAAGGCGTCTTCACCACCAGGCTTGTGGCCGGTGCCGCCCTTGAATCCGTTGGCCGCAAAGCGCCAGCAGGCTTTCTCGACTACTCGGGGGGACGCGAGGTCAATCCGACCGTCAGCACCCTTACGAGGCATCTTGTTGGGGCTGTAGCCGACCATCAGCAAGAACCGGTCAGGCGATCCCTCAGGCGCGAAGACTTTCTTCAGGTTCAGCTTGTTCTTCTTCGACACGGGCTACGTCCTTGATCCGTTCCATCTCGACGATGGAGGCGAAGCGTTGGGCCTTGACCGGGTCAAAGCGCTTGCGTCGCGCCTTTGAGCCTCGGTAACCCATCGCTCTCTGTGCCTGACGCCTCTGGTGGCGCTTTAAGTGGAACTGTTCGGTCATCGACCTTCGATTGAGATTGAACAGGTCACCGAGGTGCCTGTCAGGGTCCACCTAAGGCGTGCCTGGGCGGTGAAGACGGCGTTGGAGCCAGGGGGGATGCCGGTGCCCGAGGACTGAGCGCACCCTGGTCCCAAGAACACTGAGCTCGTCCCAGGGGCCGAGAGGGCAGCAGCGCTCTCGTAGCACGGGTACCAGGCTTCGTCATAGCCGAGGCGCTCAAAGAAGAACGTGATCGCGCCTGAGCCAGACACCGCGGTGACCGTGACGTCGAGGGCGACCGTGGTGATCGCATTCGTCGCGAAGTTCGGGGTGACTCCTGGCGTAGTGATCGCGGTGGCCCTCTGGCTGTAGAGAGAGGCCATTAGAAGTTGAAGTAAGGGATTTTGCAGAGCGCCCCGTTGATCACCGTGAGGATGTAGCCCACAGGTGCTCCCGGGAGGCCTCCTGCGTCGCTCCAGGTCCAGGCCGGTGAGCCCGTGTAGGTGATCGCGATGGTGGCACCGGCAGGGAGGAAATAGAGGCCGTCAGCGGTTCCAGCGGAGACTCCGTTGATCGAGACCCCGGTCACGGTGCCACCTGTCAGGTTCACCAGGACTCCGGTGGAGTTGGTGTTCGTGACAGGAGTGGTCGTTGTCGGGAAGCTCGGAGTCGTGACGGTTGGGTTGGTGCCCGCTGTCGCCGAGGTGTAAGTCGAGGCCCCGGTGAACCCGGTGAAGGCCGCGTATGCGGTTACGGCCTTCGTGGGCGTCTTCGCGATGAAGTTAGAGGCCTCGTTCTCTTTGGCCGTCAGGTTCTTCAGGTATGGAGCAGGGGTAGAAGCCATGAAGGCGTCCTTTCAGTCTGGTGAAATCGTCTTCCAGGGGACCAAAACGGTCGTCGGAGAGTCGTGCATAATCTGAGCGGTGCCTGCGGAGTTGTCTATCAAGACGGCGACATTGTGCTTTGCGCAATAAGCGGCTTTTGCCTTTCCCGGAGGATTGACAAAGACCTTCAACTTGTCGTAATGACCTTTCATCCCTAAGCCAGCGAGCTTTTCTTTCTTCATTTTCTTTTCGGCTTTGGTGACCGGTAAAACGTGGCTCCCGCTTAGCACCGTGACTTTGTGCCCGTGCTTATGAAGCTTTCTCATGAGCTCCCGGATGGCCGGGCTGGAATCGAGCGTGCCATCCAAATCGCACGCAATCTTCATGGAGTTAGCTCGCCATTAGTGATCCAACCGTGCCAATGTGACCCGTCTCGGTAGGACTGGCCATTCTCATCGACACGCCAGCACTCCACGTCGATCGAGGGGATGACCGTCAGGTTCGGAGCAGTGCCTGAGACGTCCCACATGCCGTGTGGAGGGGCTGCAGCAGCGTCAGTTGTTCGCCACGAGATCCGACTGGGAAGACCGGGCTCAATGGGCTTCGTGTTCGGCAGGACGATCCACCAACACTCTCGACCGTCTTTGTCACCGGACTCGTAGCGCCACATCATCCCCGGCTCTTCGTCCTCAGGAAAAGGTTTGTCGACAATGCGAAGTGCAGTCATCGCTGGCTCCTGGCCGGCGCGACTGAGCATCGGCACCGAGGGTGGATCGGAGGCATCGCTGAAGCGTCCGAGATCGGGTGTGGGTTGGCGTCTTTGATGTCCACGCACACAGGACAGGCTCCGACGTGGTTGAGCAGATCGAACATCGCGATACCTGCACGCTTAAACAGGTCGACCGAGGCCGTGGTCATGGCCCTGTTGACCTCTGTCCTCGATATCAGGGCCGCTCTGTCAGGGTCATTGATCAGTAGACCGATCTGTTCAGCCAACTCGGTGACGTCTGCGTCGGTCCAAGGGACGTGAGCGACCCGTCCGGCGACGAAGGCCTCGACCAGAGAGACGATGAGGTCCCTTGTGTGGTCAGAGATGCCCTTTATCAGGCCTCCGAGTTGCTGAGAGACGTTCTCGAGGCCCGGAACAGTCCCATGTACCCGTCCGGGTGCCCACGCGGACCAGTCAACGGCGTTCACGGCGCCTTCGAGGGCGTCCCCAGTGGCCTTCTGAACGCTTACACCGTGTCCAGAGGCATCTTTGGCTCCCGCAAGCCATGAATCGGCCCACAGACGCTCTAGGGCGGTCCTGAGAGGCCCTGTGTCGAGCGGTATCGAGGCTATGAGGCTCTCGATGACCCCTCCGGGGGTTCCGACTGGGCCTGTGATCCCTTCGACGCGTTGAGCGATCTGTCTCGGGCGCACCAAACGGCGGATTCCCTTAGCGATCTTGGGCGTGTGGAAGGAAACGAGGTCTTCCTCTCGATGTCCGCCCGGCCCGGGCCTCAGGACACTTTTGGGCGGTTCACCTCGGCTTTGACGATCATCACCGTGTCGCCGGGTTCTAGGGGCTCAGGGAGGATCAGACGGCCTGAGTAGTCGATCGTGGCCTTCTGAGCTTGCTCCAGGATTGGCTCTAGGACCTCGAGGCCTTCACGGACCTTGTCGCGGATGACCTTGTCGTCGAGATCGTCGGTGTCCCACCAAGAGACTGCCGCGATCTCGTCTCCGTCAGGCTCCCCGAGGGAGACATCGTCCTCAGAGTCCGTCGAGTAGACGAAACCCTGGAAGATCCCGTCGTCTGAGCGCCAGGTGCCAACCATCTTCGCGTCGGTGGGCATCTTGCAGCCCGTCTCTTCGGACCATTCACGCACAGCTGCGTCGTGAGCCGACTCGCCATCGTCTAAGTGGCCAGCTGGTGTCTCCCAAGAGGCTCCATTACCGTCATCGTCTTTGTTGCCGCGACGGACGAGCAGAACCTTGCCTGAGTCTCGAGCGACGAGAGCAACTCCAGCGACTTCGGGACCCTTGGAGTCGTGAGCCTTAGCGGCCCCGCCGAAGGCGAAGACCCGGCACTCGTCTCCGCGGTGGACCGAGAGATGGGTGAAGGTGACAGGCGTGGGCGGGATCGGAGCCGGGAGATCTTCGTTGGAGTCCATGTACGCGAGCGTCATATGCGGATGAAAGTCGCTGTGCTGGCTCCCGTTGAACTGCTCGAGAGGTCCGCGAAGGGCTTCGATGCCCGGGATCTCGGGCTTAGCCCAAACCGGAATTAGCCAGTCACTCGACTCAGAAGCAGGGAAGGTACCCCGGCCACCGATAGTGCCTGACATTGGTCCACGCTGGGCGCTCGCGACTCTGGCAGCTACCGCACAGATCTTCTCGAAGGTGGCGTCATCAGCGATCTTGCCGCAGTAGACGATCGTGATGTGCTGGTCGGGGACCCCATTCTCCATCACCGGGATCAAGCCAGGGGGAACGTCGAGGGAGACCATCGTTGAGACCGGAGAATGCACCCCAGCCGTTGCCTTAGCGAAGGCCGCGTCAACCTCTTCGCGGGTTGTGGCCTTAGACAGCTCTGTCCAGACCGCGTCATAGACCCGTGTGGAAATCGCTGAGTTGTCGAAGTGACGCGGGAGGTCGTTCTTGGCGACGCGCTTTTGTGAGGCACGCTTCCAGCGCTTTAGGTCGAGCTTCTCTTCGATCTCGTCTTCAGGATCGTCGGGGTCCTCTGCGTAGTGAGCGCCCGCGATACCTGTCGCGATCCCGATCCCAGCGGTTGCCTCTTTAAGAGTCCTTCTCGACGCCGTTCCCTGATCTACGCGTCCGGGGGCTGCGGACCCGCGCGGTCTGGCGGGATTGGACCCGTTGGACGCGGCGGGCTTCTTTGCGCCCACTAGCGGTGCGGTCGGTGCTGGAGTTAGTGGGCCGGGGCCGAGTGGCCCCCCCACTTTTGGGCGTGCCGGGACCTTTCGCCCAGCGGCCGTGTCGTGCTGCCTCGCCTGGCTGTAGGCAGGAGGACCTGGAGCATCGGGATCTGGGCCCGGGGTGCCGGGAAGGACGAGCTCGATCGGCCGAACGGTCCCTGGACGTGGGGCTCCGGTCAAGGGGTCCACGTCTCCCGCGACACCGAGCAGGTAAGAGATCGGGATCGGGCCGAGGCGGTTCGAGTCGAAGAACCTCGGCACCTTCTCCTCGGGATTGATCGGGTAACCCAGGACCTTGTCTCTGACTTCGTCAGGAGACTCTGCGCCGATCGAGACGTAGATCTGGTGAGACTGCGCCTCCATGAGGCGGTCTTCCTTCTCGCGACCGGTGTCGAAGCGGAGCTGCACCGGGAGACCGAGGTCCTCCTGGGTGATCGCGTCCATGATGTCTTCGTAGTAGCCGACGTGGGGAAGTGAGTTGATCCTGAACTGCGTGTCCATCTGGGTGTCAGAGGTGCTGCGGTTCACGTCGTCGGTGAAGCCGAGGTCCTGGGGCATCATCATGAATGCACCTGTAGTCCGGCGCATCACGTACTCAGCGATGTCAGGGTCGAACTGCTGCGGCTTGTAAAACTCGATCTCGGTGCCGTGAGGCAGCCATCTGAGCCCCCAGCGCTCTGACTGGTCCCCGTAGGTCCAGTCGTTGTAGTCCTCTTGCCATTCAGCAAGAGAGTCAGGGTCTGACTGGTCCTCGGGAGCCATCGCGAAGGCCTCAGGGACGTTGCCCGTGGTGAAGAACTGCAAGAAGTAGGTCTGGAGGCGCAGGTCGGTGTTCGCGTTGACCAGGACCGTCTCGATCGGTGCGATGCCATAGGGGTCCTCTGTATGAGGCCACATGGGCTCGTAGATCAGGTCCTCAGATCTCAGCCAGTCCCAGGGGATTCCTTGGATGAACTGCTGGAAGGCCGGAGCCTCGCCGATCGGCTCTGCACCGAAGTAGTCAAGCATCGGGGCGAAGAGCGTCCCGTCGGCTACAGGCAGGCTGATCAGGCGACCTGCGCGATCACGCTGACGGTAAAGGGTCCCGCAATCGAAGCGCCAGACGTCGGTCGCGTGCTTGCAGAGCCAGTTACGAAGCGTGTTGCCCGAGCCCGCGATCACCTTGCCCGACTCAGGGTCGAGCCTCTTGTCGGGGCGACGCCAGAACTCTTTAGCGGCCGCGATCTCTTTGACGCAGTTCTCCTCGTACCCGTCCATGACCTCGAAGCGCACTCGCATCGAGCGGAGGTCTTGGATCGCGTGGCGGTAGCAGATGGTCGCCACGTCGTAGGAGGTGATCAGGTGCCGGATCGTCTCGAAAGGCATCCGGCCAGGGCGCGTCTGGGTCGAGATGTTGCGCCCGGTGTCGTAGTCGCGCTCTCTCGGCCTGCGATTGTAACCGAAGTACGGGGTCAGTGGCCTGCCTGGGGCAAATGGCGAGACCCAGTCAATGCCCTGCTCGTGCAGAGCGTTTTCGATCTCGATCGGGGTGATCGTGGACCCCGAGGGATTGATCGAGTTAGCTGTCTGGCGAGCGAGCACCTGGGCAGAGACGGGCTTTGAGCGAGCAAGGTGAGCCGTGGTTCCTGACTGTGCGCCCTGGACGTTCCAGACCGAGTTGTTGCGCAGGGCCTTCGCGACGAGATCGACCTCGCGACGTTCTCTCGGACGCAGGTCCATAAGGGCCAGGTCGTTTTTCGCGACCTTGATGGCCTTGGCCACGGTCTCAGAGTTGTCCCGTGGGGCGCGCAGACGCTCAGTCAACCTCAGAGCCATTAGCCCACCTTTACGGGAGGTGCGACCTCCTCGGGACTTGCTTGACACCACACGCAGTAGGTGCGATCGGGATTCCAGCGGTGGTCACAGATCATCCGAGCACGCTTGCGCTCTGAACGAACGCCTTGGCGACGACGGGCCATCCGGCGCTCCATGCGAGCCTTGTCATCGAGGATCGCCTCCTCACCTCGATGCTCTAAGCGCTGGGCTGCGTCACGTTCCATGAACTCTCTGAAGTTCGCCCCGACTCCACCTTCGGAGGTGATGAGGAGGTAGCATCCCATCCCGATGGTGACCGCTTGGTCGTCGTGACCACCTCTTGTGTGATCGAGGCGTGTGACACCTGGGGAGGACTCTTTGAGCTTTAGGGCGAGAAGCTCTTCTTTCAACTCTCGAGTGTTCGGGATGAAGATTTGGCGGTTCCTGAAGGTGCTCGTGAGAGCGCTCGCGACCTCACCGACTGAGGAGGCCGTGAACTTGAACTCTTTGGCCCGCACGCCTCTGCGGTTGAGACGCTGCACCCCGTCAACGAACTGCTGAGGGTCGGCGTGAGCGTGTGCCCGGTTGTACCGAAAGGATGCCTCGACGATCCAGTCAACCACCCTGTCGATCTGAACGGGCTTCTTCTTCGATCCCCTCCAGCGCTCGACGTGGTCGACGACGACGCGCTTGGGACCTCTCGGGGCCTTGGGGTCGTAGGGCTCCTTGTGCATGATCGTCATGACCGTGGCGTCGTTCACCACACCGATGTCAACGAGGATTATGTACTTAACGCCCTTTTGCGGATCGAGGGTCGTATACGGCTGAGCGGCTGCTTCCCAGTCCTCTTCGCGGATAGCTGCGTCTTCGTCCTCTGACCAGAGGTTGAGGACCAGGCGGTCGTATTCAGAGGGACGAAGCTGGAAGCGCAATGAAGCGAGCTCGTCGGGACTCAGCCAAGGGACCGGGCCGGGGACTTCGTGGACTCGCCACATCTTGTCCACCGAGCACTTGTCGATGACCTCTTTGGACCAGTGAGAAGGCTCGCCGGCCGAGCTCATCACCACGAGCTTGCAGTTAGGGACCTTCGGAGCAGCTGATTGGAGGGCCGACCATACGCGTCGCGCTCCACGAGTGTCTGGCCACTGACAGAACTCGTCAGCTACTAAGAAGTGAGCGTCGCGCAGGCCCCAGGACCCTGAGTCTGACTGGGCCAGGACGCGGATCCATGCGCCGTTCGGAGCAACGATGCGCTGGCTCTCGACGATGATCGCACCTTCGAGCTCTTCGGTACGGGCTACAAAGCCCGCTGCGGCGTCGATGATGATCGCGGCCTGATTAGTCGAGGCAGCGACGATGTGACCGTTAGCGAGGGGCCTGGCGTCTGTCATGAGCCAGGAGAGGCCGAGACCAGCGATGTCCGTCGATTTTGAGGCACCTCTTGCTCGGGTGAGGAAGTGCCACGTCGCTGCGGGGCGCTCGTTTAAGAGGATGGCTTCGGCGTCGGTCTTCTGGAAGGACCTCGCTACCTCACCCCAGCGGTCTCCGGTTTCGACCCGGAGCCCATACATGAGGTCTAGGGCGCCCTCACTCACGAAGAAGAGGCGCGCAACGCTCGCCCGTTTGCCCTCAGACGGTCTATCTGGTTGATCGAGGAGGCGCTGAAGGCCATCGACATCGACTGGTCCTTCATCAGAGCAGCGCGACCAGAGGGGGAGAGGCCGAGGCGGTCAACACACTTCATGGCGTTTGTCTCAGCCTGGGTGGCTGCCTGCCAGACGTAGGGCTTGACCTTGGCGGGTCCGTACTTCTCAGCGGTGGCCATCGCCCAGTTGTGAAGCATCCGGGCTCGTGCTTCTGCGCGACAGAACTGCATCACGGCGGCTTCGTCGGAGTCGAGGAGCCAGGGGTACTTGCCGATCAGCTCGTCTAGTACCTCTTGAGCGTGGAGACCGACGAGGACTTCGTTGTTCGCCCCGTGTCCTGTGTTGGTCCGACTGATGGCTACGACGACTTCGGCTTGGTCTGGCACTTGACACCCCCTGGGGGCCGATCTAATACTTTCATCAATACCCAATGACTAGGACGGGAATGACCATTCAGCCCCACGAGGTACCCGAGACCATTCGGCGGCTAGCACCGAGCGATCACAACGACATCGACTGGGAGAGAGCACGGATGGTCAAGCGCTATCCCCCCGGGACCCCTGAGCGAGTCGCTGAGGCGGTGAAGAGGGCACGAGCGAAGAAGGCATCTGAGTACGCGGCGGTGGCCGAGCTCCTGCATTGCAGCCGGAGCAGCGCTCAATATCAGATCGACAAGGCCAAACGCCTTGGACTCATCCCCATCCTCACCAGAGCACCTGCGCGGATGCACACCTTCAAGGTCGAAGACGAGATCTGGGAGAAAGCTGCAGACATCGCGGCGCTCAATGGAACGTCTGTCTCAGCGCTGATCGTGGACTTCTTGGTCAGCCTGGACTACCGGGTGAATATCAAGAAGCCGAAGAAAGCTCTACACGAGGTGGACCGCACATCTTGCATCCACGACCCGAAGACCATCGGGGGTCTCGTGTATTGCCGCATATGTGGAGTACGACTCAACCAAGCGAGGGAGTGAAATGCGATACCGCAGCTACAAAGTCACACCGACCAAGAATGGCCGGATCAGGGTCACGAGCAGGGGACCGTTCGCCTCTATGGGGATCGCTTGGTTCTGGATGATCCTGATCGTGTTCGTGTTCATCGTTGAGTGGAAGGCTACCTTGGTCATCGGTGGTGGGATCCTGCTCCTGGCTGGACTCGGTCACGCTCTGAGGCCAGGGATCCGCAAGGGGATGGCTCAGGCCGAGGCGAAGAAGGTCTCTAAGAGCCAGTCGAGGGTGCCTCGAGTATGAGCGCTCACTGGTGGGACAAGACCAACCGGCTCGTCGATGTCACGATCTGGGGGATTGCTCTCACGCTGCTGATCTGCGCTCTCGTCTTTCACGTTTAGCAGAACCAGCTCCAGACAGGCGGTAAGGGGACGACCCTGCGTAGCTTCTCGCAGGAGTGCTCGGACGGAAACGTCTGTTGAGGTTCGGCTGTGGTGCTCGTGGTGTGACCGCAGGGCCAGCGGACGAAGTATCGGATCATCACGGCCACCAGATTGTCAGAAACCCGCAAGCCAAGAGCGTGAGCCCGAGAGGGATCAAGCCGGCCCAAGGGGTGACAGCGGTGCGCACTCCGTTCCAGAACGTGGCGAGTAGGAACGTGAAGGCCGCGAGCAGGAAGAACGCTAAAGCGATGCCCTGCTGAGCGGTGACGGTGGTCGCTAGGAGCCTCATGGCTTGCCTATACCCATCATCGAAGCGTCAATCAGATGGTCAAGGATCGGGCCTCGAGGTCCAGGGCCTTCAAGGCACCGATCCCTGGTAGCGGAGGCAGGATTTGAACCTAGCGATTTCCGGCTTATGAGGCCAGCGGGGACGACCAGACTCCCCTACTCCGCATCGAAGTGCCGGTCTTTCCCGGCTGTCAGCGTCTCTCCGCAGTCGTCGCCATAGTTAGTGGCCGGCGTTCGCCATCTCATTTGGTTTGGGCGGGGGGCTGCCCCCCAAATGAAGCCTTAAGAGGCAGTGACGTCAGGAGACGGCTCGACGGTGGTCGGAGTCGTCTCTGTCGGGGGGACCGAAGGGTTCGCGTCTGGGTCTTCAGTCACCGGAGTGCCGAGAACGTCGGAGACAGGATCGGACGAGGGAGTCGTACTCGTCGGGGTCGATGTCGAACCGTCCGTAGATGAAGTGGACGCGTCCGAAGGCTCCTCCGTAGAGGCCGAGACGGTCGTAGGCCCCGACACACTGAGGCTGAGCGCTGCGGCGTCGCCGGCAGTGACTGTGACCGCGACCGCAGGGGGAAGGGCGAAGGGGTTGCCTGCGGAGTCTGTGACCGCAGAGCCGTCTGAGTTGGTCAGAGTGATGATGGAGAAGTTGCAGGACCCTTCTGAGACGGGGTTGGCCTCTCCGGTGAACTCACCTGCGGTAGAGCCCGCTACGAGTCCCGAGGGGACACACACCGCGGTGTTGTCGGTCGAGACGACAGGGACGATCGGGTCACCTGTGACTGAGTCGTTCGGGCCGGTTGTGGGGTCACCGTGGTCGTCTGCGAACTGAACCGCGATATTGCCTTCTTGGTCGACGGTGAAGGAGGTCGTGGGCATGTTTCCTACTTTCAGGGAGAGAGTGAGGGCGACTGCCTCGGGTTTTTTAGGGATAAGGGCTTCGAAGAGGATGTGGCGGATGTCGTTCAGACTGCGAGCGATATTCGCGAGCGCTTTGACGTCTCGGTCGCGCCGTTGCGACTCATACCAATCGCTGTCGAAATCGCTCAACGGATCACGACACGTTTCGCCGATGGGTCACAGAGGTAGCAATGACAAGGCGCTGGGTGCTTGCGACCCTTCTTCGTCAGACCGTCAGGACCCGGGCCGTTGCGTCGAGTTGGCTTCGGCTTCGGGCGGAGACGCTTTGCCTCAACGGACTTCTGAAGGATCGGGATGACGTTTGACTGCGCCTCGACCTTTTCGACGAACTCACGCTTTGAAGCAGCAGCACAACCGGGGCACGATGGGATCCCTCGGCGGATATGAGCACGGTACCCGTCTGCAGTCCCGTGATTGATCCACTGTGGAGGCAAGTCAACCGGGGGCGGAGGTGGGTTCATCCGCTCCTTGCGAACTTGAGCCTCTTCCTCAGCTGCTTGCTTAGCAGCGAGGCGACAGTCAGCGCACTTGCTCCCATACACCGCTGTGTCGTGACAGCGTTTGCAGCGATCGTGCTCGTAGACCGGGCGGTCTCGACAGGTCTGACACTGCCGATGAATCTTCGGGCTATGAGGCCGCTGGGGTCGTTTGAAGTCCGGGTAGGACTCAGGCGGCTGAAGTGACTTAGGGAGCTTGTTCATGAGATTAGAGGCCAGAGATCGAATGTGAGTTGTTGAGTACTCGCTACTCGATTGTCTGGCCTACAGATGGTCTAGCAGATCAGATGCTGAAAAGCACCCCTTCAGTGACCCAAGCCTGGAACCTTTCATCCCCATAGGCGAGATCGAGCATCGGCACAACGGTGATCACAGGGAACTCCCCGTAGATCTCGTAGAAGGCCCCATCAGCCATCGGGCAGTCAAGACACAGCCAACCAGCAGGAGTCATCAAGGCTCTATGCGGGAAGGGCCGGTGAGCACCTCTCTCGGGTGAGGCGTGCGTGAAGGTGTCGAGCCACTTCCACACAGCCCCGTAGTCCGGCCACCATTGATCGTCGTAGGCGTGACTTATTCGAGCGACCTCGTGCAACTGTGCTGCGCCCTCCCACGTCGGGGCCTTAGGAGAGCGAGGGTAGATCTCCACACAAGTCTCACTCATGGGCTCAGAGTATCAGAGGGGGTCTTCACATGTATTGAGCGATTTAGGTGACTAAGCGCGTCAGGTCATCGAGCTCGAGGGGGAAAACCCCTACACCCAGGCACTACTGCACTCCACTTCACTCCCCGTGGAGTGCAGTTGTGGCAGGTGTCAACTCGCCGGCTTTCTGGGCACCACTCAGCGTGGTTGGCCGATCAGACAGAGCTGTCTAGCCAGGGTCCTGTGCAGCTGTCTATGTTCTTGCACTTCTTGCACTCTGCTGTGTAAGTCACTCTCTGACTCTGTGGGGTGTCTTTGCCTTAGATGTTTTGAAGACACATACGGTCACCCGAAGGGTGATCCGAGCGATACCCCGATACCTACGCAGATGCAGACAGACTGCTTGCGTATCCCCCCTGGGTTTGCCTTGCACGCTGCTTGTTCAGACGGATTGTGCGCTGGCCCTGCACTGCGTCGTCTGAAGGCTCTTAGTCGGGGCGGAACCGTCCCGTATTCTAGTAGAGGGTGGTCTAGCACTGGTATGAGCTCCAGGTCAAGAACCACCCCTAATCGATTCTGGATTCAATCCAGATAGATAGGTGCTGCTCAAGGCCTATGTTTACGCGTCGTGCCTGCTAGTGACCTCGAGTTTTCTTGTCCTTGCCTCTTGCTTTCTTATGCATCAGTATGTACACTTCGATAAGTAGTTGAGCGTAAGAGACAGAAGGGACGAGACATGAGCAACACGAAAACAGTACAGGTCCGAGATGTAGTCAGGCTCTCAGACAGAGTGCGTGCGGTGGTATCTGAGGTTTGTTCAGACGGCACCGTCGAGGTCGAGTGCGCTTGGTTCGTCGACTGCACCGAGACAGCTCGAGTCATGATCGATCACCTGATCCTCGGCGAGATCCCCACCTGCTTGAAGCACGCGCAGATGACGGCAACGTCGTGAGGCTTACCCAACGCGGCCAGGCGGTCGCAGCGGTCATCGCCTGCGGTCTATGCCTCTGGGGCATCCAGAGCTTGCCTGACGGCTCTCCTAGTGCCCCTGTGGCGTCTCACACGGTCTGCTACGCCCCTGGTGGGTCGACTGTCGTGCAGATCGCTGGCCACACGCTGAAGGGCTTTCACGAGATCCGGTGCGCGTCGTGAGTGAGTCTTGGAGCGGCCTATCTGGGACGTTCGTGCCCAGAAACAAGACCCTTGAGTCTGAGCTGGGATTCAGAGCCTGCGTAGCCATCACGAACGAGAGCTACCTAGCTTCTGCCTTGCGCATGGCCACTATCAGAGACCGTTGCCGCATGGCTCACCTCTGGGGTGTGCTGAGGGCGTCTAGGAAGGGGTTGTAATGCAACGAGCCAACACGTGGAAGGTCACTACGCAGGACTGGACGTACTGGTATCCCACCGAAGAGGCGGCGCAGCTGGCTGCTAAGGGATTCGCTCTTCAGGGGTGTCCAGCGGTAGTGACCCGAGACACTTCAAACCGCCGATAATAGGAAGGGGTTGTGATGAGCGCATGAGCGCATGTCCGCATTGCGGCTCAGATGTAAGCGCCCGAGACATAACTGATTACGACGCGGCATTGATATTCTCCCACCAGCTCGCACAGCTTCAGCGAGACATGTTCGCTCTTCGCGGGGAGAACGGAGCTCTTCGCTTCGCTCTGCGGAAATCGGCCAGCGCTATGAGATTTGCTCTCAATGGATGGTCCAAACAATCCGCCGACGCTGTCTTCGATGCCCTACGGCATGCTGACGCCCTCCAAGACACTTAAAACCGTCGATAGTCAGCGTCGGGTCTGTCTCGGCAGGCCTGGCGGTGTCTACCTGACACCTACTAAGCGAAGGGACGAGTAAAAGTGACAATGACTGAGGCGAAACCAGAGATCACCTACGGATCAGGCTCTAAAGAGGCTCACACTGCCCGCAAGCTGCTTAAAGGCATAGGCGTCACCGATCGACTGTTCGTGTGTAATGTCGACGGCGAGCGTTGGGTCACAGATTCCTACTTTGCTGCCAAGCTCAACGAGTCTCCGGCTCGTGACCTGTGGTGGGGACTAGGCGAGCCGGACCTAGGACGCTGGGCTTTAGGCAGCCCCGGCGGGCCCGCATCTGTCTTAATGGATCCTCAAGCGCGTCCGAATCTTGGCATGGTCCTAGGGGACATCACAACTGCTGACGTGTTCACGCTTGAGCAGGTCGAGATGGAGGCTGTCCCCGTCTATATCGAGCATGATGATCGCGCCTGCCCGATCTACCGTTCAGAGTCCGGCACGCTCATGTCCATCAACTCGGTCTTTTTAGACGCCTTTAGGGCTCCTCGGAGCCGTTATGCCGAGCTGGTGCTGTCTCAGCCCGCCGGCACCAAACACGGATCACACAAGCCCGTGAGGGTGTCTCGGAAGGGTTCCTACACGTCACAGAAGGACGGGCGCGTGGAAACACTCACGATGGTCGGCGTCGTTATGCCTATCAGGCTGTCCTAGTCAGTAGCACCACGGTCGCTCACTTGAGACAGTGAGCTTCCGCGGTGAGGCTGGCTTACCGATATGAGAGAGGGACGAGAACATGGGCGAGTACGCAACACGCAAGTCAGACGGGCAAGATGTCAAAATCGGCACTTGTGAGGACATGTACTACCTGAGATGGGATCAGGCGCACCTGGTGAGGGCCAATGCCGGCAGTGTGGATCCGATCGAATACAAGAACGAGCTGCGCTTCAGGTTCCCGTTTCCGAATGAAGACGATGTCAGGCCTGGCGAGTTTGAAGACTTTGAGCGTGGCATAGCTGTCTGGGGTGTCGAGCCTCCTGAGGGTGTCGAACACTACAAGGTGCAGTTTGTAGCCTCTGCCGGATACAACGTAATGCTGCCTTGTCCTGAGGGCCCGGGACAGGTTGAGGGTGTCTCGCCCCATCGCAACGGCTTTCGCGGTGCGGTGCTGATAACTCAGCAGCGTTGGTGGAATGAGCAGTTGATCACGGTCTGTGAGTGTGGCGGGTGTGGTGCCAAGTACCGCATCGAGGAGACGTGGCAGGCGGACGAGATCGCAGTGGCTCTTAGGTCCGAGGCTGACCGTAGAGAGCACCAAGCACGCATCGGGCCGCACTACCGTCCAGATGAGGACGTGAGCCACGAGGGCAGGTTCTGGCACCAGATGGCTGACCGCGTCCTAGCTGGCTACAAGAGCTCCGTCAACGTCTAGCTCGTCCCTGGCGTTGACAGCCCCTCGGCTCGGCTTCCATTCCCCGAGCCCTGGGGGTGCGAACGGCACCGACGAATCAACAGAAAGGGACGAGATGACCGACGAACAAACCGCATATGTGGAGGGGCTGAGAGGCCTCGCAGATTTCCTTGAGCTGCGCCCTGAGCTGATACCGATCAACTACGTGAGCCTGTGGCACTTCGTAGCCGCTGACCAGTTCGGAACGCTGGCGCAAACGATGGGGGGGTCAACCAAGACGGCAAGCGACAAGTACCTAGGCCTTGACCGCAAGTTCGGACCGCACAGCCTAAATCTGCGCGTCGAGCGCGAAGAGGTGTGTGAGCGCGTGGTCACAGGCACCGAGATAGTCGAGATTGACGACCCCGACGCCCCGCCTGTGCCAAAGATCACCGTGGAGCGAGACAAGGTCGAATGGGTGTGCCCGCCCTCGTTTTTAGCTCTGGGTGAGTCGTGACCCTCTGCGAGGCTTGCAGGAACTACGAACACGCTGAGTGTCTCGAACCTGTCGCGACGCGCATGGAGCACGACACGGGCTATCACATCGTCCTCGTGTGCTGCTGTGGAATGCACGACATCTTCGCTGCTCAGTCTGAGGCAGCCATAGAACGAGCAGAGGTGGCACGAGATGGCTACTAGAGGCCTCATCCGATCAATCAAGGGCCGAAGCCCTACTCAACCGAAACCCAGACCTCAGGTGCAGAACCTCGAGGACTTACGAGCCTGGGCGAGGGAGCAGGCTGCGGCTAGACCAGCGGAACCCGCCCCCTCGTCAGACCGGGCCGTCTCCGTCCAGGAACCTACCCCAAGCGTCAGAGATCGACCCACCGCTATCTCAGACATGGTCGGACAGAAGGCGCTTGTGGGGCAACTCAGGCTTATCTGTGCCGGTTCGATCTTGCGAGGGACCCCTATGCCGCACTGCCTGATAACGGGCCCTAGCGGGCATGGGAAAACGACCTTGGCTTCGATCATTGCGAATGAGATCGGAGCCCACCTGGTCTGTACGAATGGGATGCTGTTGCGCCGGCCTGGGGACCTCGTCGGGCTTCTCGTGAAGATGCGCCCTAACTCAGCCTTACTGGTGGACGAGATCCATAGCCTGCCTAAGCCCGTCGCTGAGGTGCTTTACGAGGTGCTCGAGGACGGGAAGCTCTCGACGCTTGTCGGTAGTGGTGCTGAGACTGTGGCCGTCACACATCAGATGGAAGGGTTCGTCTGCATAGGAGCGACGACGAGGCCCGGACTCTTGAGCGCCCCCTTTCGTGGTCGCTTCGGGTTCGTGGGTCAGGTCGACCCGTACTCAGCTGACGAGTTGGCCGAGATCGTCACTAAGGCTTGGCAACGCGCTGGGGTCGAGGCATCTGAAGGTGAGGCTCTCGCGGTAGCTACTAGATGTCGCTACGTGCCACGCAGAGCCCTTCATTTGGCCGAGAGAGTCTTGGACTGGACATCGGTCGCCGGGATAGACGGCGTGCCCTCTGGGACCGTCTCAGCGGCTCTGGCAGCCTTTGGGATTGACGAGCTCGGACTAGACGGCAACGACTGGCGAGTGCTCGCGGCACTGACCCAAACCTTTTCAGGGCGCACCGTCGGACTCGACGCTCTAGGTTCTGCGCTCGACATGGACGCGGCCAGCATCGAGAACGAGATAGAGCCCTACCTGATTCAGAGCGGGTACATCTCGCGAACCAAGTCGGGTCGGATGGGTCTACCCCTCGCGTATGAACTATTCAGGGAGACAGCATGAGCGAAATAGCAGAGATCGAAGTCGTGAGTCAGGGGAAGTTCGGTGGGACTCTCGAAGCGAAGCTCATCACACGCCCTGAGTTCGGCTGCACTCTTTGGGAGGCGACGGAGTGACGACCGCGCGGGGGCCAATCGAACGTGACCGCGTAGCGATAGAACTCGGCCTTTTTGAGGCTTATGAGGGCTATGAATGGTGTCGTTGGCATCGCAACAAACGCGGGACCACTGTCCATAGGCGCGACTGCACGCGTAGAGGTGCCTCGCTCCCCTGGTTCTGGGCGCAGGACAGATTTTCTACAGATGACGAGTTACTGGAGGGTCTTACCTTCGTCGAGTGGACGAAGCCGTGCAGCTACTGCCTCTCCAACTGCGACAAGGATCTCGTTTGCACCCGAGTAGGCGACAATCGTGCCTGACCTCTTGCCCTATCAGGTCCTCATTTCCGATCTAAACGGCTCAAAGCGTCAGATCGTACAAACGGAGTCCTACGACGCTGCAAGGCGTATAGCGGCACACAGGGTGCGTCAGAACGCCTCGCGGTACTCGACTCAGGTCGTCTACTCAGCAGTCATAAAAGACGGGGAGACTCTCTGTGAGTTCTTCCGCCGCGAAGACAAACAGGGCAAGATTCATGTGAGTGAGAGAAAGGGGACCTGATGAGTTTTTGTTTATCGCCCCCTCGCAGAGCGGTTCGGGTGACGGGGTGAGGCCGACCGACACCTGCGAGTGCGCTGACTATCGCAGAGACCATCGAGACGGCCCGTGCGCCTTCAAGGACGGCTGCAAGGAATTCCGATTGATACGGCCCGCACCAACACGTCAGGAGCTAGAGGCGGATGTGGACGGGCATTACAAGCACTTCAGGTCGGTGCCCGATAACTCAACTCCCGAGAGTCGTCTCAAGTTCCTCTTGTGGCATCACGAATACGACCGAGGACCGGGAAGGCGTTCGAAGTGACAAAACAACGAGCGTCCGTGGTGATGGGGTGAGGCCGCGGCACCGTACCTGCGCCCCAAACGCTACGCCCGGCGAGTGCGTCTACAGCATGCCCAAACGGTGCGGTGCGCCTGCTACTTATTGGATCGCCGCGGGGCCTGATTACTACCAGCCGCTGTGCGAAAGGCACACGTCGAAAGAGTTCATGCCGCCGAATATCGAAGTGCACAAGGGGCTGCCGGTCACACCCCCACCCGACAGCCTAGAGATGGAGGATGCGTGACAGTTGAAGAGCACGACGATGACAGATGCCAGACGTGTGGTGGCGACGGCTACGAGGTGTGTGAGGACGTCAACAGTTCCGGAGGCTGCTGGGAACCTGACTGCAATGGCGATATACACACCTGCCCGAATTGCAAGGGATCAGGCAGGGCAAAGGACCAGTGGTACTGGTGATGACCCCCGACGTGAACCCGAGTCACGTGCTCGATGAGCTGGAGGGGGCGCTTGCGAAGTACACCGCCATAGAGAGTCATCTCCCGGCTCTTATTGGCAGCGCCCGTCATGAGATCCCCGTAGCCGTTAGCGACCTACGCAAGCTCCTCGCCGTCGCCAGAGCCGCTGTTGCGTACCGGGAGTGGTGGAACGCTAAGGGAGTCGCCCACGTCAAGCACTCTGACGTGCAGGCAGACCTCCTGCGCACCACAGCCGCACTGGGGGATGCGACCGGTGAGTGACGACACAGTGCAGGGTCTCGCCGCTCTGGTCTTGCGTACAAAGCAAGCGCTCTCAGAAGGTGGACGCCCTGATTTAGCCGACAAATGCCGAGCAAGTGTGGACGAGCACGGATCGGTATGTCTCACCTTCAGCGAGATTGTCACCGGGAAGTCCTCACCCGAAGTCCTGAAGGCGTTGAGCATCGATCCCAAGTGGATGCCGCACGCCCCACCAACCGAAGGAGCTGAGTGACGATGGGTGAGGTGCGTAGATTCCGTGTCGGCGGTCTGTGTCCACGAGGTGGCAGTCATGTCTGGCTAATCACAGACGAGGACGCCGGGGCATGCGGGTCGAAGTCGTGGGATCTCTTCATCGAGGTTGAGGACGAGGACGTTCCCTACCTGTTGGAAGAGATGTCTTGGCTGAAAGGAGCTGAAGTGCGACCGGCAGCTACATATCCCGAGGAGTTGGACTTCGCCAATGTTGATCTTGACCCAGATGCGCCACCGATTGAGGAGCAACTGGAGTACATGCGTCAGCATCGCCCCCAACCACAAGGAGACCTGAGTGAGTGAGACGGTATTGACTCCCTCCTTGCAGCGAACGCTGCGCATCTTGCAAACGGGCGGCGGATGGAAATACCCGCAGCCCACCGAAGCGATTCAGGCGAAACTAGACACGTTGTTGGTGCTTGGCCATGCCTATCTAGTGAACCGCTCAGACGGCACCTATCTTTTGGCGCTCCATCCCAACAACCCACGTCTGTGCTGGTGTAACGAACCTTCTCGTCAAGGATTCGCTCACCGCTCACATGAGTGTCTGGAGATAGGAGTTCAGTGAACCTCACCGCCGCTTGCAATACGGGAGCACGCTGTGTCTGCAATCACGGACCCTGTGACTGCTCATGCCATGGAGTGGGACTCGAATCCATAATCCAGCAGGCCATTGAGGAGTGGGCAATCATAGCGAGGGGACCTCATCTACGAGGCAATAACCCGTCACTTGCTCACTACATTGCCACCAGAGTGACTATCCCCGACCCGAGGGAGGCGTAGATGGGTGAGCACGTACATGAGGGCGACTTCTACGAAGAAGACGAGCCGATCGAAGACATCCTCGCTGCTTGGGAGAGAAGCACTGAGCACGTCGTCACTGAGAGACCGGCTCAGACGTTCAGCGGTGGAACGACGATCGAACTGAAGCCACCAGAGTGACCCCCGAACCCGCACACACGCACACGATCGATGGCTCAGACGAGGTCTATCAACACTCGCACATCGACCCGGAGTGCTCTCACCATTGGCGAGCGTGCCCAGTCCATACACCTGAAGACGGTTCAATGCCGAACGTCAACGTGGTCACCACGTGCATCTATGGAGGCGCTGAACTCAAAGACGGCGGCACCTGGAACGACGACACGTCTAAAGAGGTTTGGGACCGAGTGCTCAAGAAGATGTCGTGACCACCGAACCCGCACAAGACGCCAAGGGGAGCGCTAACCCGAAGAGGGAACGGCCCTAAGACACTGGGCTAGGCCCTCCAAAGGCTCCCCGTTGAAACGCTCGACCGACAGAGTGTCTCCACTCTCCTTCTTAAACGTCACCCTGATCTGGAACCAGGCTTTGACCGTCTGATCGCGCTCGATGCTCGCTGACCAAATACGCCAGTCCGACAGCGGAGCTCGAAAGAAATACTCCTCCACAGCTGCATTCGGCTCTGAGGCATCGCCAGGTGTCGAAGATGAACTCTCTGACTGTGAGTCGATGTCGTTGAGGATCTGCCTGAGCGCGTCGACTGACGTGTCGCTCATCGGGAAGAGGTGCCCGACTAACTCGTGCCTCATGAGTTTGTCCCATGTCCCCATCATTCGGGACACTCGCGCTCGAAATCAAACAACGGAGCCTCAAAACGGTCCAGAGGGTCTGTGATCATCACATAGCCCTTAGGAGGGCTCGGGACCAACATGACCTCTCCGAGGCTCTCAGGGGCTAAGACGACGTTCAGGCCCTTAAGTCCAGAGCAGTTGTGAGTGTTCTCTTGATGTTGTCGGCAGAACGGGCAGTGTCTCACCTCAGTCACGACTACGGCGGTGGAGGAACGCACCTGTCCAGTCGCGTCTCACGACTCGATTGTGTAGAGAGCCGCGTTAGGAGCCTCGTGGTGGATCTGGTCAGTCACGTCAGTCGCGAGCCAGCTCCCGGTCCCCTTGGGGTTCTTGAACACAAGCAGGTGTCCCTCGTTGTTGGGGACAGTGCTCACGCCGGCGACGTACGCATTTCCCTCTGAGTCAAATGTGACTGTCGGTGCCATGTCCTTGATCTCCTCTGGTATCGGGGGAAAGGGTGGTTTGGGCGTCGGGGGCTTAGGGACGATCTTGGGCCATAGCCCGTCGTAGTTCCAGGCCCCGAAGCGAGTGACGTTGTTAACGACCTCGTCGATGTCTACCTGCTTGCCCGCGATGTAAGTCGGGTTGGCGAGCTGTAGGAGGTCCGCGAAGCGAGAGACCTGACCGTTAGACCAGGCTTCTGTCTGCCAGTAGTAGCACTGAACGAGGTCTTCATCCGCAGCTTCGTTGACGATCAGGATTCCCCCATAGGGACCTCCGACGTAACCCGACTCCGCGACGACAGACCTGAAAGCTCGTAGGTAGTCCAGACAGACGCTTATTTGGGCCTGTGAGACGTCAAAGTCAAAGGCGACGTAGATAGCTGAACCAGGGGGTTGGCCGAGCGCACGAGCGAAGGCAGCGGCCCCCACACCGTCTGCCATGCCCTGAGCAGCGCCACCTAAGGCAGCTTGAGCTTGATCCTCCCAGACCGTGACGATGCCCATGCCTGCTTCGGTGTAGCCGTTGGCCTCTGCTCGAGTCAGAGCCTTCCCGTTAGGCAGTGAACAGGCGTAGCGGCAAACGAAGAAGATCCCCGCCTCTAGGAGCTCGGCGGGGGTAGGACCGCTTTCAAAGTCGCAGCCCTTCATGCGTCCGCCCAGATCATCTTGTAGCCCTCAGGAATGGCACCTATGGCTCGGAGGGCACCTTCCATCTCTCGGAGATAAGCATCAGCCTCGGTGGTGAGCTCCAGTTCAAGATTCCCCCTCCTCCCCAAGGCAGGCCGCTCAGACCCGAACGGGTTCCCCATCTTCTCTGCTTGAGCCTCGGCCTTGGACTGCATCAGGGCTTCGATCTCAGGGTCGTGGGGGTCGAAACTCACTGCCCTATGTCCTCCTCCCCCATCCCCACTAGCCCCTTCAGCAGGTGCTCGGGCATGGCCTGGAGAGCCGCTCCGCGCATCACGGCCCGATATTGCTCCTCCGTCCACACCTCGACCTCTTCGGAGTGAGCAGCTATGCCGTCGACCCAGAGGGGCAGCATCCGAGCCAAGGAGCGGATCGTGGCATTGAAGGCAGCGCTGGTCTGAAACAGTCTCTGGCGCTCAGGGTCGAGACCGACAAGGGCGACTACGAGAGCTTGGAATCGTTGGTTCTCGCTCACGCCGCACCTCTGTTCACATAGAGAATGATCCCACCCGTGACGAGGGAACAGAGCCCCACCCATGCTCCGATAGCCCATAGCCAGTTCATCAGATGTGAACCCCTTCGTGACCTTCGACGCGAGAACAGCGTCGCTTACAAAAGTGGGAGACGCCTAGGAATCCTTGCCCGCTGTCGAGGTCCAGCCACCAGAGGGGGCAATGAGGGAAGCTTCCGGTGATGTGACGGAGGAGAGCAGGGGCACCGTCCGGGTAAAGAGGTGGCCGATCTTCCGGGGGGTGAAAGAAACGACGGGCCTCCTCCATACGGAGACCGTCTTCGTTGTCGGGGAAGACCATCACCTGAGATTCAACTTGGTCTCAACGACTTTGAGTTGCGACTCAAAGATCGCCATCAGATGGCCGTGCCACTCTAGGTGAACCTTCTCGTCGACTACCGCGCACCCGCACTTCGGACAGGACTTGAGCCCTACTCCACCGACCGAGATACCTGCGTCGATAGTGAAGCCAGTGGTTGCTCCGACGTCGCGCAACGGCTCGAAGATCACTGAGGTGAGACGGCTGACGTGCTTGTGCTCAACGTCTTTCGGATAGATGTGGACGTGGGACCAGGACCCATCTTCGTCTGAGTGCTCGTGTGACCCGACTACGTGCTCGACGTGCTCTCGGCTGGACGGCATGATCAATCCTCCCAGGGATGCATGGCTCTGTGCTCGACGAGGGTGTCGCGGTTCTCTTCGAGCAGGTCGAACTTCGCGACCGTGACGAGCTTCCATTCACAATCCCGGCACTCGTAGCGATAGGCCAAGGCCCCAGGCCCCCGGTACGGTCCCACGCGCATGAAACCATCGAGAGTGTCTTTCATCCGATTGCCTCCGATGGCGGCGGGAGCGTCCTTGCTGCTCTTAGGCGGTCGATCTCTTCAGCTACGTCCTCGGGGTGCTCTTCGGCGTCTTTCTTGAGCCAGAGCTGTCTCCACCCGAGCCAGCGCTGAAAGTCTGCCCCGCCTGCTGAGTCCTGGTTCTCTTTCTTGAGCTTCCACGAGGTCCACGAGAGGTAGCACTTGTTGTCGAGGCCGCGCTTCAATCTGTCGTTCGGTGTCCCTACTACCTGATACTCACAGGCCAGGCAGGTGCCGACGAGGGCTTCTGAGGGAAGGATCGGCTTGGGCATCTTTGTGATGCGTCGGTAGCAGCGTTCGACGTGGACTAGCTCTCGAAAGACGACACGCAGGCGGAACTCGATCTCTTCGACGGAATCTTGAACGGGGTCGGCCCACCGTCGCCCTGATCCCGAGCAACGCCTACAGACCCCTGTTCCCCCGTCAGGAAGCGACACGTAGCCCCAGGAGCCGACTTGGAACCCACACGTCGGTGTCTCGCCTTGATGGATAGAAGCCTTGGCCAGGAGGCCACAGAGGGAGCAGACCGTGCATTCGAGACAGATATCGCCCTGGCGCAGTAGAACGGCAGAACCCACAGGATCTGAGTGTCCCTCAGAGCCCGCAGAGCCGCTCACCCGCCCTGCCCCTTGTACCGACCCACCTTGGGGGTAGCCGTCGATCTGTAGGGGCTCCTCGGCTCGCAAGAGCAGGTCAGCGAGGAGCGAGAAATGCCTCTTCCCTTGAGGTACGCGAGTGTCGGATTCCTTTAGGAGGTCTCCGAGGATGCCGATCGCGTCTTCTACACGCTCTTCGAGCCGGCCGATATTTGTCACGCACGCCCCTCATAGAAGGCCTTGACCCTCTCGTAGTCCCCGGCGATTGCCTCACACTCGCCGACCGCCTGCATTGTTGCGAAGGTGATGAAATCCGAAAAGCTGGTGTTCAACTGCCTGCACACCTTTCGTAGCCGATCTATCTGCTCAGGGGTGAACTGGACGTCCCGCGCGCCCAACGGCCTTAAACGTTTGCAGGTTGGGCGTCGGCGTCGAAGAAGTCCTCAGCCGCGGCACGCTCACGCTCTTCTTCTGAGAGGGAGAGGTCGTTCAGGGTCTCGGTGGTGCCTAGAACCTCGCCCACGGTGTCTTGCGCGATCCGGTCGGTGACGTCCTCGCCCCATTCGTTGTAAGTGTGGCCAGGAATCGTCTCGCGGGTGCCCTCGGATACGTAGCCACCGAACTCGCCTGTGCTGATGTCTTCGGCGTCGTCCTCTTCGACTGTCGGGATCTCTGTGCCATCTGTCGTCTTGAGACGCATCTGGCCCTTCTTCTCCGCTGCTTCTTTCTCGGCCTTGTCGGCGATCTTCGCGATCATCGTGTCAATGGCCTTGCGCGACCTGGCGCTGTCATCGGGGACTACGGCGATCGTGTCGAAGACGAGCACGCGCTCATAGCCCATGAGTTTGCCGGGGTCATCAACAGAGAGGATGTTCTCGAAGATCTCCTTCGTCTGGACATAAAGGGTGGATGCGACGATCTCTTGGCCTGGCTCAACGTCGAAGGGAGCAACCTGCATTGTCTGGTTCATCGCTCGCGCGCCCTTTTCGACGCGGGTGCTTTGGCGCAGGATCGGTAGACCCTTGTGCATCCCAAGTTCGGCTTTGTCGGTCATTCGGTTCCCTTTCGTCTGAGGAGCGCTACTCGGAGCTTGTACAACTCGATGCGAAGATCGTTCTTCCAATCATCGCTCATTTCAACGGCAGCCACTAGTAAACCAGGAGTGTCAAGAGAATAGGCGTCTGAGCACGGGAAGACTTTGGCCACTCGAGCGACCTCACAGACCTGCGCATCGTCCTTCCAAACTCCTGCGTCAGTGAGCGAGTCGAAAACGGCTCGCTGGAGCTTGTCGCAGTCCGGGCGTGTGGCTGGCCTTGTGACGCTCTTAGGGGCGCTCTTAGGTCGGGGCATGGTAAAGACCAGGTAGATCGCTACGGGGCCCTCTAGGGGGCCGTGGTTGGGGACTGTCCCACAAGCGTCAACGATCTTCTGCCGCCAGGGTCGGGTCTTCGAGGATGCTTCGGTGAGAACCGGTCGTTTCGTCGCTGGATGGATGAACACTCGCTTGGAGCCCTGGGGGGCCGGGATTCCGAAGACGAGGGTGCTGAAGCCGTTCATATGAGGCCCCCAAGCACGGCAGCGGCGAGGGGCGGGGGCACAGCGTTGCCGATCTGTCGCGCTTGCTCGGTCTTCGTACCCTGCCAGGGGT